GCTGTAATATTATGATTCCCAGTATGAACATGTCCACACAGAGCATACTTTGGCTTTTTTCGTTTAATCTCGTCAGTTAGTGCAGCACAACAATACTGTATTTCAGTTCCATTGTCATGGGTAGTTCCTACTTCTGCAAGATTAGATGCTTCGTGAGTCATTAATATGTCTAAGTCTTTTGGTATCTTTTCATATTTCTTAACTAATTCAGCGTGATTAGCCATGAACGCCCATGGTCCACATTGTTTACACCAAGATGTTCCATATATTTTATACCATTTGTCATCAGTACTATTATATACTTTTGTTTCTCCATCAATCAATATAGTTAATTTATTAAATAAGTAAGTATTTGATTGAGTAATCATCTTTTCAAACCAAAAATCATGATTACCTGGAGTAAGTATAATAGTAGGGCAATCTATCTTCATTATCCATTCTTGAAATTCATTAAATATCCATTTTGTCATTTGAATATAGTCTCTTTGAATCTCTAATGGAGATATATCACCACATATCAATAGTAGGTCACATGGTTCTATATCAATAAGGTTACCATGTAAATCACTAATTGCTGTTACTTTCATTTAGTTTCAATTTTTGTACTCTATCTTCGTGCTCTTTTAACATTTCATTGCATTTATCTCTTAAACATTCTACAAAGTAGAGATTTTCATGTCCTTCAAATTGTTTAAAAAACTGATCTGCAGCTTCTTTGTATATGTTTATATTATGATTTTGTTTATAATATTCTTCGTGATCACTTAGAATTATATCCTCAAAATCATCATTAGATTTTTCAAAGATATGCATTAATATCGCAGTTCGATGAGATATCTGTATGAACTTTCTTTTATAGTTCTTGAATTCGTCTAATACATTCATCTGTCTCTTTATGATTATGTACTACAAATAACTTATACTTCTCAGCTAATCCTTTATTTAATAATGACCACATAAACCATTTCCATTTATATGGCCACACATCGTTAGGTCTTCCTTTAGCCTCTATGATAAAATTATCTCCAACAAAATCTGGAGTATAAGTCATTGCTCGAATCTTCTTACCACAAAATGTAAATGCTGGTATTAATTCAAATTTAATAGGCTCATATTCTGCTTTGAGATTATGAGCCTTTAACTGTTTATAAACATATGTTTCAAGTTTACTTTTAAATTTAATACCATCATATATATTTGGTGTGGCATTTTTAACTTTCTGATTTGTCGTTTTCTTTCTTTTTGTTTTTCTTTGCTTCATAACGATCAATATATGTACAAAGTATACTTCCACAAAGATTTCCAATAAAACTAATCAGAATTAATTGTAACCATGTTAGACTTGGTGTACTATTTAACCATTCCATGTTCGTTATATTTTTCTATTTTTATAAAATGATTTGCAAGTTTTTCTAAAGATATTAGATCATAATTAGCTAGATTTCCATCTATACCTACATCTACTCTTAATTCTTTAGAATCTGTATTTATTTTATCTACTTTTCCATGACAATGACCGTGTATCATAACAGATCCTTTATCTTTGTGTTCCCAACTTAACATTGGAAAATGGCACATTATTAATTCTAGATCTTTATGTAAGAAATCGTATACAGATTTCTTAAATTTAATATTCTTGATCTGAGTAATATGATTGAAATAGCATTTTAAGTGATCTGGTACTTTATCATGATTACCAAGTATTAGTACTTTGTTACCATTTAGTCTTTGAAATAGTTTTCTTTTATCTTCTACTTCACCAAATGCAAGATCACCTAAAATATATACAGTATCTTTCTTATTTACTCTAGAATTCCATAACTGTATCATAGCTTCTTTAGCTTTTTCAACAGTATCCCCAAATATCTTTTTTCGCTTAGGATGAAATTCTAATATACGGTCATGAAAGAAATGTAGATCTGAAGTAAACCATATCATAGCGTTTCTTTTTTATATCCCCAGACATAACCACCAGCAGTTTTTCTTTCTCCTTTACAACATTTTACAATATTGTTATTAAAAATTCCAGTTTTTCTTTGTGCATCCATAAAAGATAAATAAGTATTTAAATAATTTCCGTTTTTATCATATTGATTTATAATAATACTTTTCTTTTCTACAGCTCTTTTTATTGCTGTTCCATAATTTGTATTATATGATGCCGTACACCATTCAAGATTATCAACATGATTGTTTAATTTATTTTCATCTTTATGATTCACATATTTTAGATTATGTGGATTTTTTATAAATGTAATTGCAACTAATCTATGAATTTGAAAATGTTTTGGTTTTTTGTTCTTATATAATTGAACTGAATAATATTGTCTTCTAATTTCTGGTTTTAAAATAAGATTTCTTTTTAAAGACTTTACTCTTCCGAAATTAGAAATCATATAATTTTCATAATCTTTTATCTTTTTCCAAATTTCTTTATTTATTTCTAGATTGTTGTAATTCATAATTTAACCATTCTTTTACTTGTATAAAACTGTTTTTTTTTACTGCATCAGATATATCCTTTGCCTTAAATTTCTTATGTATGAAGAACGGTTTTATTTTAGTTTTGTTGTAAAGTTTGATAGAATTTCTACATCCACTGGGATCTCTATCAAAACATATTAAAATACGCTTAAATCGAAGTTTAAGTGCATCTATAACATCTGGAGTAAGAAATGTGCTTTCTGAAGCTGGTGATATAGCAGTATAACCCATTTCATATAAACACATAACATCTTTCATAGATTTAGTAATAATTAGTAAATCACCTTTTTTAGGTAATTGTTCATATCCCTGAATATCATATGGGGTTAAATTATTACGCCATTTAGTATATTTATCTGCTAAAGGTCTGTAAATCTTAAATCTATCATATACTTTATATGCATACATGGGATTATTTTCCTTATACACTCCCTTTACTACACCATCACACAAATAATATTTTATACTACTTACACCAAATTTCTTTAAAGTCTTTAGAGAAATTCCAAATTGTGACCAATATTGTTTATCTATATCTGTCCAATCTTGTCTAACTACTCCAATAACTGTTTCAGTAGATTTCTCTACTTCTTTATTACTATGCAATACCGTATTATTAGTAATTTGCATATCCTTTACTATTTGATTTAGTAGATCATTATAATTAGTTATACCTGTATATAACTCTACGAATTTAATTATATCTCCGCATTCACCATTACCATGATCTTTAAATAGTAATTTTCCAGTCTTCTTACTTCGGAATATTCCAAATGAGGGATTCTTATCCTTTCTAAATGGACTATTATAGATAAATCCAACCTTAAATTGTCCTAGATATCTAGCATAAATATCATATTCTGTGACTTTTGATAAGATGTAATCCAGAGTAATAGGATTATCTTGTTTTTTAATTCTTTTAGAGTCATACATATGATATAAATTTGAATAAGTGCAATGTGGGGTAACGATCCCCACGAATCTAACCATTAGACATTGCTCCACCTTTAACAATACCCCCTGTGTGGTCAGTGCCAGCCTACGATCTGGTTCTCCTGGTGCGCTATCATTGAAGTATTTATCAATATGCTAAGCGTGAGAAGTCTTCGTTCTATTGCGCAAATAGAATTTATATTTTTAAAATGGCAATCCGTTAGGATCGGCATTGTTCACATTATCTAAAGTTCCGTCTACTACGGTAAATGAATCATTAGATAATAGTGGATTTGGATTCGATTGTTCAAAATCAGCAATTACTGGTTTCTCAAATTGATCAATATTCAACTTGACAATAACAGACTCATTCTTATCAACAATCGTCATCGGTTCAATAAATCTATATTTTGCATACTTCGGTAGAGTAGTATAACCACTATTATTATATACTACTTTAATACGAAGCAATGTAGACTTATCTGCATTGTTAAGCTTTTCAGCTACCCAAGTAATAAACTCCTTAAAGCTTTCGCCATTAAAGACTCTATCTTCAGGATTTGGATAATAACATTCAAGAATCTGGTCAATTCTTGCAAACTGATTATCACATTTTCTTTGCAAATCTTCATCAGACATATTGTCTGATTTAGACGGTTCCCACTCTGTATGAGTCATAAATTTACCATCTTTTGCAACGAATTTAAACTCAATAAAATTATTACCATTAAGAGACTTATCTACTCTAATTGATTCTAATACTACATTGTCATGGATACCAGCTGCTAAATATGCAATATCTTTTTTCTGGATAGCTTGTGCTCTTTGTGAACTATAAATCATCTTCTTCTATGTTTTGGTTATTCTTGGTCTGGCAAATAAATTTTATCCCAATATACTGAGATTTTTCCTTCGTCATCACTTTCTGCGATAACAATATTTTGACCTCTTAGGTGTGGAGCTCTTGCTTCAATAGTAATATTCTCCCCACCTTTAAAGGATGCAATGGTTTGGTTCTTCTTTCTAGAAATATATGCGATAGCATCAGCTTCTCCACATATAATATTACTTAGCTTTCCAGCTAAATCTAATTCCATTTCTGAAAGTTCTTCACCGTCTTTGTTTACGAGTTTATCCTTAGTATGACCTATCAGGATAAAATTTTCGCAAAGTTCTCTAAACATATCTAATACTTTACGTACAGCTTGTCTTACATAAAACCAGCCACCACCTTGCGGCAGTAATCGTACATCTCCTTTATAACTCTTCCCCATTGGAGTTTGATTATATAAAGTGAGAGCATATGATAACGTAATTTCTTCCAAACGTGTTGCGTTATCGATTGTGATATATTTGTAGAAATATCCATTACATTCTTTATTCTTTTGTCTAATGGCATTAGCTATTTCACCTAAATCATTAATATTTCTAGCTTGTACTGCTAAGCAATCAATAAATTCAGATCCACCCTCTAGATCGATAATTAAATTATTTTCTAAATGAGCTGCTAATGTTGTTTTACCAGATTTCTCTTGTATTCTATACAATTCGCTACATTGTATACGTTCTCTTATGAACTGCTACATATCACTATGTAGGATAGACTATATCACCATCTTTATAATAAAGATGTTCCCCACTTCCATCTACAATCGCTTTAGATGTACTCTCTTTCGAGATAGTCGTTGAACTTTCTTTATGATTTAAATATATTTTTTTAATTTGTTCTAGAAAAAATGGTAGAGTTAAATCCATTTTCATTCTATTACAAGAACCACAACAAGGTACACAGTTATCTATAGAATATTCTTTAGAATTATCAAGCCTATCTATACCTAAACAACGTTCTTTGTTACAATAAAAACATGATTTAGAACATAAATCATTAACTTGCTCTAAAGTTAAATTAAATGGAATGTTTCTATTTAATGCGTTACATTTAAAATGAATATATTTATAACGAATATCTTTAGGTAATAAATTTGAATATTTCTTTTTAAAATTTTCACTTCTCCATTTACCTATACATTTTGAACATCCCATTCTATTAGGATATAATCCATCGTTTCTTACTTTAATTTTTCTATTACAAGATGTGCAAGTTCCAATAAAGTATATTCTATTAGGTTTAGATAAATCTATATCTTCTATTTTTATAGATCCTATAGTTTTACCTATGTACGTTTTATATTTATTTATAGTAGTTTCTTTTATCATAAAGCTTAGCTGCTGATTGTTTTATAATATCCGTTTTTTATTTTTAAGACGTAAAATATTATAAAAGGTTCCAGCAATTCGAGGAATTTACATAATATATTACTATATTATGGCCCAAATTTCAGGCTTACCAAAAAAGATAAGAAATCTTGGATTTCTCACCTTTGCTTTAATTTTCTCAGTAGGTAATACTATCATAATGTTAGTCTATCTACTTCTCAGAAAAATTTGAAAGAATTTGATATAGTTTTTGAAAAGTTTTGTAAAAATTCTGAAAAGATTTGTTATAAGTTAAGTTACGCTGCAATTTCTAATGAATTAATATTCATTGAGATATTGTAAAGAATAATACGATCCTTCTTAGGAAGATCATTAAAGAATGATGAATTTGTAAACTTCGGAATCAATCGAGAACCTACTTGGATATAATTACCATGAATCTTAACCGGAATATCACCAATCTTAAAATCATAGGAGGGATTCTCCGTATAGTAAATATAATCAAACAAGCGAGAAGCTGCTTTATTCCATTCTAGATTCAATGCTTCCGGAGTAATATCCAAAATTGTATAATTCTCATACGGAGCATTATCCAATGTCAAAATTGTGTACTTGTTATCATTCTTGTTAGCCCACGGAAAGATAGATTTAATCTTATCCAAAATGCTAATCGTATAATCACTCTTCTTAGAAGAAGTAGTTGTCGTAAAATACTTACTCAAATCAATCGTATAGTCAAGATTTGTGTTATTCTTTGCCGTGTTGTTTACTGTATTATATTTGTATGTCATAATTCGCCTTTATTTAACCAAGATTAATAAAAATCCTATCTATAACTCAATTAGGTTGTTATATTTCAGGTCATTCTCAAATTCAAGTATTGCCAATTCTCCTTCTCTTACTTTAAGAAAATGGAGATATACTTTATTTTGTACAGGTAGTCGTTGAGGACCATAAGCGGTGATACCTAAAGTTTCAGGTCGAGATAAAACCGCTATAACATCACTTCCTTGAAATACAGAATCAGATGATGATAAATCGCTTCGCATCGGATAGTGACTCGATGGATTATTAATTCTATCAATATTTTCTATATTACGATTCATCTGAGATAATTGTATGATACTTGTCATACCAACTTTCTTTGCTTTGATAAATACTCTTTCAAGTTCAGATATAATCATTCTTTCATCTTTATAGTTATCACTATTTACTAATAAAGTATGATCTAAAATGACTATTAACCATTTATCCTTAGCAATCGTATTTTGAAAATATGTAATTGTATCGTCTATCTTTTGTACTGTAGCTGCATCGTCCACATAATATATTGGATAATCTTTTAAAGATTCTGCAGTCTCCTCAACTAAGTTAAGTTCTTTATCAGAAAGATCTTCTGATGCTGAGTACAATTGTGTAGTTGTTTGACGCAACTTATTAGATAGTTTTCTTCCTACTTGTGCACGGCTAAGCATTTCAAATGAGAAAGAAAGTACGATCAATTCTTTGTTAGAATTAAGTTCAATTAAATCAGTTTCGAGTGTATTTACAAACGAAGACTTACCAGTTCCTGATGCTCCTACAATTGTATAAACACAACCAGGTTCAATCCCACCACAACACATTTCATTGAATTTATTCCATCTACTTTTAAGTGGTTCAATTTCATGATTTTTACGTCTTCGTATATATGTAACAGCTTCACTTGCAGCTGTAGATATATGTTTAAACGGTAGTGGATTAACGTAATTTTGTTCCATACAACATAGTAGTTTCAGGTTGGTTAATGTTCATTTGCTCTTCAATTAATTCCCATTCATGTGAAGTAAGCCATTTCCACATAGTTTTCATATAACCAAGCTTACCGGTCATTGCCTTATCGGAAAGTTCAAAGTTCAAAGCGGTTATGATCCTATTATGAAGATCAGGATTGCCTTTAACCAATTTGTTATAATACTCTCTACATTTCTTAACATTACTTCTAAGAAAGCCTTTAGTTCCATCTGGTCTATTAACCATTATTGGATATAATGTATAAAATTGCTCAAAAAGTACGTCTTTAGGAGTCAATTTATCTACTAATTCCTTAGTAGGTTTATACACTAATTTTTTACTATCATCTTTCTTCTGAATAAGATTTCTGTCGATTAAGTCTTGTATTTCACTATCACTGACCAGGCGAATAAGTGGTGTGATACCTTGATGGGATTTTTGATTCTTATCTAATACAAGACTTAAAAATACTAACTGATTAATTGATATATTGTCTATTATTTCTAATAAACTTGTATCTAGTTCAATGATCATGCTCTTAAAAATTTTAAAAGCTTGTCAAAGATTTGTTATTTTCTGCCAATTTTTGTTAAAAGTTAAACAAGCTTAACTGTCTAGGTTTTAATTGTTCAATCACTTTAACACATTGAGTAATATAATATTGATAATCAACATCATATATACTCTGGAATGTTTCTCCTTGAGAATATTTCCATTGAAGATCTTCATCAGAATATAATCGATTATGAAGTTTTACTCCATGACCTTTTAGCATATTATGATATGATCTTTTTCCAGTTTCATCTAATTTCCATTTCCATAAGTAATATCCACTATTACTAACGTAAAATCGATTAGTTCTCTGCTGAATTTGTTCATTATACTCAACTGTCCACTGTTTACCAGTCTTCTCAGCTTGTAAGAATTTACGTATATCTCTACATGATTTAATTGTATCTTCTACTGGAATATTATGAACGAAATAGTTAATAATTGCTTCAGGTATTATCTTAGGTTGTAATCCTCTTCCTAATTCAATATCAGTCAGAAAGAATCCTTTCTTCTTAATATTTCCATCAGATTCTACTCCAAAATAATCATTTATTGCTAACTGATAAAATGAAGTAAACTGTTCTGTTTCTAGAGTAAGCTTAGTAAGCTCTTCCCATTCTTTTAGTACTTGTTGTAATTTATCATATTTGTCCTTTTTTATCTTATATAAGATACCATCAGTATTAATCTGATATAACTTACATCCTAGATCTAAAAGTCTCTCAGCAAGCATTAAAAGTAGCAATTGACCGTTAATTCGTACTTGCATAATAGAAAATGGTGCATATAACCAAGATACTTCTTGTTGCATTTTCCCAGTTACTCCATTAAGCATATACTTGTACGTTTCATTTTTATTTTTTTGTTTTGTTCTCTTAAATTCTAGTCTTTCCTGAATAATTTCAGGATATACTTCTCTAAGAATGGATTTTAATTTGGGTGGATATAGTTCATATACTGCAATTAAACTTGGGTATAGTGAATTAACATCAGAATCTAATAATAATTCATCTTCATTACATTTAATTGAACAGCAACCATTATCACCATGTATACCTCCGACTCCAATAGTTACTTCCATTCCACCAAATATAAAAGTATTAATATAACCTTTTCTACCTGGAGACACATTGTGTTGATTTTTCATATCTTGCAATGCTTTCTGAAGTACTGGAGTATTAAACTTTATAAAAGGAAATATAACTTTTTCTAGATCTATACGATCCATAGGAGATTTCATATTCTCTAACTGATCCTTACTAAGACCAGATTTTTGCATTACCTTTAATTGTAATAATTTATCTCCTAAATTTACTCTATCCAGACTTAAACATGGTAATCCAAAATCTCTTTCAGTTTCTACTCGTATATCTAATAGTTTTTCACATCGATATAAAAGTTCTTCAGTAGATTCCACATCATTAATATTATATGATATTAATCTATCCATATCCTTCTCTAGGAGATCTTGTTTCCAATCGACTACAAATTCTTCTACGTTTTTGTATTGCATAGTCACTTGCATCTCTTTTAAAGATACACGTAATGCTTTAGAGAACAACATTGTTAATAAGTCAATTGATAGAAAATTCTTAGTATATTTATACTCTTTCCATAATTCAAAATTAGAGTTTTTGTCTATTACAATTTGACTCATTCTGAATATAGATTCTGTTATTTCTCTTGTACTGAAAAACTCAAAATATCTTTTTCTATATAATGAGAAGATATAATTCAATACTGGATTATCATAGTGATGATTATTATAACCAACAAAATAACAATCCTGAGTAAAGTAATCAAGGAGATCTTGAATATCTACTTTTCTAGAAGATATTTCAAATACTTTAATTACTCCTGTTTCTGTATTCTTACAAGTACAAGTAAATATGTTCTTAAGAACTTCAATATCAAAGACTATACAGGTTTTGTCTTTAATTTTCATAGCTATAATTTGTGTAACACGTCTTGGATTCGAACCAAGTTCCTATATAAGCGCTTATATAGACTACCAACTTTTCCCTTATAGTTTCGGATTATTTACGTGTCATATTGTGCGTTGAACAGACGCACCCCTGTTTCATAGACGAATATCAGCTTACGCTGCAGTTTTATCCTGTTTTTGTAAACGAGTAATAGTAACTCCGTCAATCTCTCGATATTTAGAGTTAACCATCTCCATGATACATACTTCAGGATTATCTGAATCATAAATAAAGTATCCTACCACTTTATCAGATTCTTTTTCCATCATTTTGTTGAAAGAATATTTTACGATATCCTTTAACTTATCTGGAAGACAGACAATAGCACCAACTCTATCTCCAGTAAGAGATGGTTGGTCGATGTATTGGGTTCTCACAATATAACGATGTTTACTACTATCTTGTTTTTTTGGTTGTTCGACAATAGGTCGAATTTCCACTTTGTTCTTTACTTTGGGTAATTGTATACCACCCTTAGAAAGGTACATTTGACGTCGTTGAAGTTTCTTTTCATTACGACGTTCTTGTGCCAGTTTAAAATGCTCGAGATCTTTTAATGTCTTTTGTTTCTGAGTAAGTTCTACTTGTTGGAGTTTATCCATACGAGCTTTACGTTTCTCAGCAAGCATATTTAAACGCTCTTGTTCTGATTTCTTTCTTTTCTCCTGGCGTACTTGGTACGCTTTAGGATCTGCTGCTATTTCAGAAGCTTGTTTTTGCATCTCTGCTTTGTAAGCTAGATAACCAGCTTTTCTAGCTTCTGCAGCAATTTTCTCTTTTTCTTCTTTAGTTATATGCTTTGTCTTATCCTTAATTTCTTTATGGTGAATAAGTTTAATTGCACGTTTTTTGTTACGCTCAATTCGCTCTTCTTTAGTAAGCTTTTGTCGCTTAGGATTGAAATCTTCGAATTTTATCTCCTTAGCAATCATTTTCTCATCGTGTTTTTCCTCGATTGCTTTATCGATAGCTTTCTGCTTCTTAGAGGTATCCTTAGTAGGAATACTAGAATGAATCTGAGAAAGTTTCTTTGCTTTCTCTTCTCGCTTCTTTAAAGCTGCCTCTTTACGCTTTTTAGCAGCTTCTGCTTTAAGTTCTTCTTTTCTAGTCTCCCAAGCTTTCTCTTGTTCTTCTTTAGCAATTGCTTTACTAAGAATACGATCAGCAAGTGCATTTGCATTTGCAATAATTTTCTCTTTAAGTGCTTTTACTTTATCTAAAGAGGATATTTTCTTTTCTGTAGATTTGATATCTTTAGTTTTCATAAATTTTGATAATTTTAATGTTAGTAAATAAGTTTTCGAGACTTGTGATTCGTCCGGGATTCGAACCCGACTTGCCAAACTCTTGTTCCTACTTAAAGGGAGCGACAAATCTTCCTTTTTATGCTGCCAAATACATGTATGCTCCGCTAGTATCTAACTCAGCTGCATCATTAAAGTCAGCAAGTTTCTTCTTTAGGCCGTTAATTTCTAACTGAAGATTGTTACGAAGTTTGTTTAGATAATCACGAGTAAGTTCCTCATTCTGTTTAAGATTCTTCTTGCCCTTCTTCATCTTTAGGGTAGGATTAATCGTTGACTTCTCAATAATAATACCTAATTGAACGAATTGTTCATTCTTCTCTGATAACTCAAAGATAATAGGATAAATACTATCTTTCGGAAAATCGCTACGTGATTTAAAACCGATATTGATACAAAACTGATCTAGTTTCGTCTGAATACGGTCTATAGCTTTTTTATTAATATCATCTAACAATGCTTTCATATCATAATGACGCTTGAACCCATTCTCAACTAAGTTCTCTGTTCGAATGATCATCCAGTTATTAGTGATATCTTTATTTAACTTCTCTAGCTTTGCCTTAATTTCTGTTGATTTAATTTTCATATACAAATTGATTTTAAATTGTTAAACATCTATTTATATACTTGAATTATCAACTACCTGTGAGGGCGTATTCATCATCGATAATGACATCCTCTTCTTATTCTCGAGGCTAGCCAACCCACTTAGCATGTTATTATACATACCGTATTACGCCCATGTTATGGTAGAGAAATTAACTCATCTCTTTCTCTACCAGGAAATATCTTGAGTAATGTGTAATATCTATTCATCATTCATCACAGAATATAATTACCATTACTTATGATTTTCGATTTTATGGACGACGGAATAATACTTGCGATGGATTTGAAAAATCCACTACAACAGCTTGACCAGAATTGTCTTTTACTAATACTCCATTTATTAAAACATTTTTTCGATTAGGAACTCCTTTCTCAACTGTAGAGTTCTCTTCAGTCATTGTTTTAATATCTGAAGCTAATACAAAACGATATGCAACAAAAATTGCAGATATAGCCAAACTATAATTTCCATCTTTATAATAATTTGAGAAACGATCACACATATCTTTATATGCATCATCATTTCGACCACTACCCATACCGGTTATTATCTTAATTAATCTAAGACAAATTGTCTCAGGATTAAGTACATATTCTCCACCAAATAGGCGATTTAACCATGAAATACTCGTTTTACCAAGTGTTATCGATCCATCTTTATTGACTTTCTTATATTTTGCTACTTGCTTTTCATCTGTAAGTAGCAATTGATCTACAAGAATAGGATCACTAAACATGTAAGTTAAATCTCTAAACGCCCACGGACTTATAGTAAATCCCTGCTCGGACATAGTAATTAGATATTAACGTCAATACCTAACTCTTTCATCCGAGTCCGACAAGCTGTAGCCTCAAGCTCATTTGCCTCGGCTAAAGTTCCACAGAACTTCATCTGAGCATTCAAGAAGCTCTGAAGTACGTTCTTCTCATCCCGGTTAAGGGCCATAACTTCCGGTACTAATTTAACATAATCTACAAAGATAGTAATTTCTTCTTTGTTAGACCGTTCGTACTTCTCAATTGCTGCTTTAACAGTAGAAGCTGACGGTACCGGAATAACTTTCGTAATGTCGTCAATATTGGCGATATCGAGCCGTAATTTCGGATCTTTATTGAACTGAACTTTACGTTCGTTACTCATTGATTCTACTAACTCGACTGAAGTTACCTCTATCGGTCGAATTGAGTATAGATAAATGGGCCGACTTAGAGTCAATGCACCATTCTTTTTATCTTCTGAATAATTTGTATCTACTGGGTTCCGTTCTACTACTAAAATATATTTACCCAGAGTTGCGCCACATTGTGCGGCATTAATACGCATATAATCCATAATTTGTTTCCTCCTTGATTTCGTGGTTGATTCCACCAACGAAACATTTTAAATTGTTTTTAAAAGATTAATAAACTCAAATAAAATAAAAGAACTTCTTTACTGGAGTATTTCCTAAATAGGGGATGTTGTTGCCCAGGTGCCTGTTATCTTATCGCCTACGTCAATTCAATGACTACTCCTTGAAATTATTCTTTATACTTGATAAGCTTATTGGATTCTATTTCACTCTGTAATTCTGCTATTGCTATTACTCTAGCACTCCATAGAGACACATTTAAATAGATACTTCCTCTTCTTAAATGACACTTTTTCATCTAGTGCATTATGGAACTAGTCTTACTCTAGAATTATCCAATTATACTTTTCATATTAACTAATGAAGGTTCGTGTCATGACTAACTGTCCCTTACGCTTGCCCAACATCAGACTAATGAGATCTTACGACATTAATTAATAAGTCACAAGATCAATACGTTTTTTACTATCTTCTACCGCTGTATATTGATAGGGATATGCACATGCTACTAGTTCTTTACATTTCTAGGCTTCTCTAGCAAACGTTATATCTTTGTCAATACAAATATACTATTATTAGTATGTGTGTCTTAAATTGGCTTAAACACACTGATAAGATATAATAAACCATATAGGATTACTTTATCGAATATTCCACATATACGGTCGTTTTAGGAACGTTACCAAACCCAACACTTCTAGTCTTTTCACCCTAAAGTGGTTGCCACTCTATTCTTTCATATGCAGTATACTGCCCATATGACCTTTTCGAGGATTTTTCTGTTTTACAAGCTCGAATATTGAGGACTTTCACCTACTTTCCATTTACTCTTACTTACAAATAGGTCTATAAGTATTAGTTCGCTTTCGGTCACTCTTAAAGATTTATAAGTTTCAATGAAACGCTTTATACCGATCATATGATTTATCATCATACTCTAGTATTCATGCACGAAGCAATAACGGTTGGCTTGTTGAGGGCGCAGTCAGAAAATGGTTTATCTTATCCTACAAATGATAGACTTTTCCTAGCGAGGACTTCCTCAAATTTACTTTAACTCGGGATTTTGGCCCCTACGGTATTAAACATGTTAATAATCTCTAATATTCTTTATTTAAGAGGAAATATGACTCTCGGGCCAGTGGTGAGTCGTTGGACTCAGTAGCTCCATGTTAGTGGACTTGAACTTAGCCCATTGACTTTACAAAAGCCCTACTTTCGTTATATATTTTAAAGAAAGCATACTAAACTTTGCAGGTTTCTCGGATATCAACCGACGGACTCTGTTAGCCGACGTCAAAAACTTTGTATTAGGTAAGTCAGACCTGTTTTAGATATATACAGTGTTACCGTATTACAATCTTGCCAAGAGTTGTTCTAAAACTTGGATTAACGTTTTGGTACGCTTCACCAAACCTCTGCGTTTCCATTTATTATCGTGATATAACTCATGCAGTAAACACAATCACGCTGATATTAATAGTTCTATAAAGTATAGGTTTGGCACCTAATCCGGATAATCTGTCATACGTATCCATAGAAAATAAGTCTCGAATTTATTTCTACTTTCCCAGTATGGATCATAGCCACTCAGCCATATGAATCCTTAGTAATAACACCAACTGTTGACCTTTACTTCTAAGAATAAAAGCTGTAGTAATTGATTCTACTTTCTTCAGATTCGTAGCACCTTATAGCACCCTCTATTAAATATCTAATCTCCTTCATAACTACACTTCCCCTATATTCTTTCATATAGGTGTTTCAGCACTAATGTAGTGAACACTGAGATAGCAAATTTATTTAACCTATCCAAATTAATTAAAGTGGATTTAGTAAGGTAGCTTTGGACACTACCCGGAACTTAGTCAGTTCTTTGTTGAGTAATTCTATCACCCTTTGTGATAGTTGCAGTTGCTGTTTAAAGTCCCTTCTTGATTTCAGGATTGGTTTCCTCCACGGACTTCTAATGAAGTTTACTATTGTCTTTACTCTAAGACTTAATAATTACATTGTCACCTATAATTATTAATAGCTGCTGAAGCAGACTCCATATATCGTTTATCTTCTACGTTTCCCTACTTTATCGGTAAGCGTATCGAAGTGTCTTCTCTTAGTATATTCGCCAGACGGTTCTCAATATCTATAGAATGGATTGATATCTACACTATTCCATTTTCTTATTAACTTTTCTAGAGTAAAAGGATATACTCATTAATAAGTTATCATATTACCTTTTGAATTGCGTGTTAGCGCTATCATATTCTCATATCCTGTTTTCCTTGTCTATATTATGCGATTCGTTGATCAGACTTGTCCAAACATAATATACGCTGTCTTATTGCTTTTTAAGTGTACAGCTACAATACCACTCTCCTTCTTCTTACTACGGGTAAGGAGTCGTTTGACCCGACAGCTTTTATCTTTAACTGTTATGTTATACACCATGCAAAAAGTAAACACATTATAAAGAAGATAATTAAGCCTACAAATGCTAATTTATCTAATATATTATTATTTGCTTTCATCTCTCTACACTTTTAGGAATCTGAACATCTGGTACGTGAAAGCGAGGAGTAGGTAGAGTAAACATTACTACTTTCTCCAGATATTCAGTTTTTGTTTCATATTCTTTCCTTTCTTTAACTGGTTTCTTTACTACCTTTTCCACGATTTTCGTGGGGTGATTAATGGTGACATCAATATTAGCGATCGGCATATCGCTTTTTACATTGGAAACACCTTTATTAAGATCAATCTCTAAGGATAAATTATTCTTAGGATCGAACTTTAATGCGGGCAAGTCAAGTGGTTTTACTTGATCTGCCCGAACCTCTTCTACTTGAAAGAAGTTCGTATTATAGGATAATAATATACCTACAATAGCAAATGACACGTATGTAAGTAAATTGCCATGTCTACTCATTTTGATAATGATTTATAGTTATTTACTTCTTCTCTTCCACCGGTTTCTCGTCTTTCTTAGGATCTGCAGTTTCCTCAGATTTCGGAGTTTCCTTAGGATATTCGCTTTCTGTATATAGATCGAAGGCTGCATCCTTGTCTACGTACATGTTACGAATTTCGATCATTTTATTTGTTGCATTGAGCATGAACTTCGGATCTGCCATAGGAACTTCGGTCTTATAGGCTTCATAGAATTTGTTCATGATCTTCTTAGCGAGTCCTACTTCATATGATTTAGGATCGTCAGTATTAACAACTAATTTACTTAGTTGCGGTACTTGTAAGAAGAAATCTCGAGTAGGCTCAAGAATTCCATTCTTAACTGCTGTAGTTTCGTCAATTGGCTGTTTAGAGTCCGCATTACGAACACGAATAAACGCTTTAATTAAATCAACTACTTCATCCTCACTCAGAACCGGAAGATTATATTTCACAGTTGAATGAGCGAAAATTGGATTATGATCTGCTATAAGAGAACTAACAGTTCCCTGACATAGACCACGTACTAATGATGTAGATTTATTACCTAACAGGGTAACAGCATCTTCGAATAATGCACCTAATCCAATCTTGTTCCAAGTTTCCTTTTTTGCTTCGTCTGGTTCTTGATTCTGTCGATATAATCGTACTTTCATCAATGCCTCGCTGAAACGATTTGGAAAAGGGGAGTTCTGTTGTGATAAGATATAGGATAATCCATTCTTTGCATCATTCTCATCCTTCCACTTAGCAGCATCTAGCTCAGGAACTACAGGAGCTTTTTTCTCTTGTTTAATTTCCTCTTTAGCTTCTTTCTCTGTTTCTGGAGTAATGTCCTTAAATGCTAAGGTCATTTGTTTACCATCCTCAGATACATGATGCGGCAACATTGTAACACCAATATTATTAAATGTATTAATAACATCTTGAACAATGACATCATCATTTGGAACTGCAAGACCTAATTCAAGTTTCTCTTCACGAGCTTGAATAGAAGCCTTAGTCATACCCCAAGCAAGATTATATGTGAAGGCTTGCTCCATCTTAATCGTTGCTGGTTCACCAGATTTCATTCCGGCTATATGACGCTGAGCTACTTCTAATAGTCGAGCATAACCATCGCCAGACATTCTCTGATGTGGTTGTAACTTAATGTTGTTTAAGTCGATTTTTGAAGGAATCTCTTCCTTTGGCTCCGGCTTAACCTCTTCGGTTGCAACTGTTTCTACTGTAGGATCTACAGGTGGTGGAGTTTGTTTTCTCTCCTCTTTTTCTACCTCAGGCTTTTTTACTTCCTTTGGTTTTTGTGGATTATTTACTTGAGTTTGTTTTGCACTCTTGTTATCCTTTACTTCAGTATCCTTTACAGGAGCTTGCTGAGTTGTTTTATTTTTCTTAGACATGATTCAATTGATTTGTTTACTGTCCTTTACAGTTTTAAATTATTAAAATAACTAATGATAGAAATAGTAATGATCCCGAAAATAGTTAGTAAGCTAACTTGAATCCTCGTGATCTGGTGACGCTCTGGTTCTAGTATGAACTAGAAGATTTTCTCCTTGTTGTTGGTCTCCTTGGTCTCTAATAAACCACATATAAGCCTTACTTACAGACTCAATTGTTGCAGTAATCATTGGTGTCACTCCAACGATTTGCAAAGCCTGTATGGGCATGTGGTTTACTACAGAGACCTTCTCTATTTGGTCCTTTTTAGGCTCGATATTACGAGTCTTACTCTGGATACCAAATCCAACAACAATCGCAAATGCTAGTGTCAATATTAAATTGATACCTAGCTTTGGGCTACCTTGCACTCTAGCGATTGCTACAATCACTAGAATTAAAGCAACAATCATAGAAATGAAAGTCATTGTTGTCATGTTCTGTTAATTTTTTGAAAGTTTATGAAAAATTTCTCTCAACCTACGTTTTGCCTTATTCAAATCGGACTTTACAGTACCAATAGGAATTCCAAGCTTAACACTTAGTTGATCGTAACTAAGACCTTGATAGTATCTTAACTCGAGTAAATTTCGATACTTAGATCTTAGGCGAGATAATGCTATTCTTAGAAGTTCAATATTCTCCGTTTTAATCATATCTGACTCGGGATCTGGAGCTGTTTCTTCTAACTGAATAGTATTTGTCTCATTATCTATGCTGAAGTTCTTACATAAATCCTTTGTGGCTCTTATATGGTCAATAGTAGTATTAACTGCTATTGTTTTAAGCCACGCTTCGAAGCTAATAGGATTTACATAAGAACTGAGTTTACTAAAGGCTTTTATAAATGTGTTACTCAATAGATCTTGAGTAAGTTCGTCATCTTTAACTATATCAAAGATGATATATCTTATCAATCTATGATACCGATCATATAATTGATTAAAAGCCTTATTATCACCGTGTTTTGCTTGTTCAATTAAGATTTTTTCTTCTTCTTTCATATAACAAGCATTAATTAGTGGAAACTAGGGGAGTCGAACCCCTAGAATCCTTTGTTTAGAACGCCCTCTGCGACGACACAGCTATCTCGTCTGAAAGTAGGCAAGTCTTATTACACTTCCTTATTTCTAAACTAAAATGGAATACCTAATATATATCTATAATAATATGTATCATATACATATTTACGTATCCAATAACATTGAATTAAGTTATCAAATATTTCATCAGAATATATCCTAGGTAATTCTATTTTGTCTAACATTGCTACAGCAATTCTTAGTCTTACTAAGTCTGTAGTATGTTTGCTCCCTATCATCTTATTAGGATGAAAAAGACGTTGAGATATCCAAGCAATCCATTTCTTAATTTTTGCTTTTATCTCAATCCAAGTACGCCAGTCCATATTATCTGGACATACTGAACAAAATTTCCCATCTGGAGTTTTAATCCAACCAAAATATTTTTCATATTCTGATCCAATTATTCCCCAATCCATACAATAACCTTCATCTTCTCTAAATACAGGTAAAAAGTTTTCACATTTGCTAGTATTTTTAAAAAGATTTTTTATTGTATTACAGAGTTCGCCTCGTTGATCGAAGATTTTATCTCTATTTTCTTCCATTTATCGTCTTCTAAATAACGAATATTTATTATATCAAATAATTTTTCTGCTTCTTCCCAAGATATATGTAATTTACCTTGAATATCTGCAGTAACAGCAATTTTATTTAAATTACCATCTGGTTGAATATTCTTTATACTTATGAATTCTTTATATTGTTCATCAGTATATTGAATACTACTAGATTCTGTGTTTCTTTCTTCTATTTTACTTGATTCAATTTCTTTAGATAGAAGAGTAAATTCAAATTTAGTAGGATCTTCTAAAATCTGTTCAACTATTTTATGATCTCTTTCGATAAGACCATTAGCAAATGAACTTAGTGAAATACTATTTGTGATTCTTATAAATGGTTCCTTACCATTTAAAGACAAAATATATTTCTGTTCACTGAATAAGTCTTTAACAATATATATTCCTGCTTTCATTTCTTAATTGATTTATAATATGTGTCAATAACTCGACTTGCTGTAAGCAAATCAACTCCAAACTCTTCTTGGATTAGACGATTCTTTTCAAAATCATCATATGGTTCATCCATTATCTTCTTTAATTTCTCCTTTTCACCGGGATTATCAAAGTATATCCAAAACGTTAATCTCATATTACTCAGGAATTAAGAATGGAATATTTTCAAGTTTTAGTATCTCATTATATACTTTATTCCATTGTTTTGGAATATTGTATGTTTTATAAGAACTTCTATGCTTTTTGGGATTGTGGTAATAATCCCACCAAGACCTACTTAATACAGTGATTTGAGGAAATTTCTTACTTTTTCCTTCATTCTTAAGTAGTAATACAATGTTCGATTTACTAGTTATTAAACTCTTTGCAGATGTTGCTTTTGTTACATCAGCTCCTAAGTTCATTAACATTTTAAGGAAACTAACGACGCTTTGTCGTGGTCCTGCTAGTATACATTCTTTATTAAATGATACTAATCTTTTTTCAGCTATTTTCTCATCCATAAGCTTTTTAAAATAATTAAATAAATTGTTATCTAGGTGGGATTTGAACCCACAATCTCCTGATAAAATCCAGGGCTTTATCCAGTTAAGCTACTAGACACCCTCATTTTCGTAGTTAGCACGTTGATTTACGCCGCTCCTAGAGCAGTGTAATCAGTGACAAATGTATTGCCATTTAAATTTAAAGTGAACCTATTTTACCTTTCACTACTAGTCAAACCCGTTCATCCCCGTATATTTAATATCGAAACAGAACATTTCCACACATTATTTCGTTAAATAATAAAAAACTTAATATTATGTTAAAATATAAACGAAATAGAAAATTAATTCAGTTAACGTGTGATAACTGTGGAAAACTATACGATAAACCAATTACAGAATATAATCGTAATATACGACTAAAAAGACATAATTTTTGTTCTAGATCTTGCGCAATTAAATATTCTAATAAGATAAATAAAAGAAAAGGTAATCCTCAATATTTAATTGCAGATAATCGTAAAGATGAATTTACACCTTTTAGATATTACTTAAGAAATGTAAGAAATAGATTTAAATTCTTTAATTTAACTTTAGAATATTTAAAAGAATTATGGGAAGAACAAAAAGGTATTTGTCCATATACTGGATTACAATTACAGTTAGCGACATATACTAAAAATCATAATAATCCTATTTATACTGCGTCTTTAGATAGAATAGATTCTTCTAAAGGATATGAAATTGGTAATGTTCAATTCATATCTACTGCAATAAATTATATGAAAAACACAATGTCTCACGAAGATACTCTTAAGCTATGTAAAATAATAGCTGAAAAGTATAGTGGAGATGGAGGCATACGATAGCCTCGTCCTAATAGTTTCCAATAAACCTAATAAGATACGATACAGTTCTTATATCGTAAATACTTTTTAATTTTTAACCCCAAATTATTAAGTGTAGATAAAGAGAGATCACTCTCTCTTTACCTTATAAATCTATAGTAATAGTAAGAATTCTTTTTTATACGAGTGTATTCCTCTAAGAGTGCGCAATGCGACTTATGTCTTACCTATAATACATGTTTATCTCTTAAAAAGAATGGTCTTAGGCATGTAGCTCTCTACTACTATAGAAAATGCCTTTGATAGATCTACAGAATTTGAAGTTTATCTTATCATCAAAAGATCATAAGCATCAACTTCGGCATATAGCTCTAATTCTATGTGTGATTTGATATCATTACTATACTTAACTTACTTACGTAAGCCTATCACTAGGTCTTGACTCAAGGTTCTAGCGATTCAGCAGTACATGCTCGTACTTTTCAAGTGATAGTAATGATCTCAGGCACGTGATCAGTGGCTCAGAATTTTCCACTCTGGCTCAAGGCTCTTGAGTACCTTGTTACTTCAAGGTAAACATATTCTACTATTCATTCGAATATTTAAATCGTGGTATTAATCTCTTTCTAGAACTAAATATACGGAAAGAGATTGGGAGGCCTCTCGAACACTCCCAACTCTGATTTCGGAGTTAAATTACTGGATTAATATCTCCAATAATCCTCACCGTAGATAGCACGCTTAGCGTCGCTGACGGCTTTGTCACGCTTCTCTTCGGCTTCCTCAACGGCTTTATCATATGCACGATAATCTCCGTCGGACTCAAATTTTGTTTTAGCTGTAGATACAGCTGTCAAAAATGCTTTTTGAGCTTCTTCTTTTTTACGAGCCATACGAAGCTCTTTTAATGCTCGATCTTCTGTAGACTCTGCGTTTGATAAACGACGTTCAACTTCACGGGTCTCTTGTTCTAACTTCTTTGCAGCAATATTCTCTTTTGCTTTGTCTACTGCGGAAGTGTTAACTTTACCTTGATTGTTCTCTTGCTCTTGCATTTTTGCATCTAAATTGAAATCTGCTGCCATAATTTTGAAAATTTTTAATGGTTTATAAAATTGATTTTTAAAAAAGTTTTTATTCTATATTTTCTGCCATATTATATACATTGCTCCAGAAACTTGTTCCTTGATTAGTTTTACTCCAAATTAGAGTCTCATTGATTATTCTACGAATATCCTTTCTATACGTAATAGCATACGCTATAGTACTTGGATCTTCTCTAAAAGAGTTTTTAATTTCTGTACAACATTTTACCGCAGAACTAACATATTTACCATATAAATGGTTTGCTTCTAAGAAGTCTTTAAAAGGTGGATTGTGATCTATTGCTTCTTTTGTCATTTTCTTAGCTATAGATTTTCTCCTTTTAACTTCGTCCTCCTTTGGACCATCTCTTACTGGAGATCCAAAGACATACTCATCATTGGATATACTTCTCATTTTCATACTTTTATTTTTTAGTTAATGCTTTGTATTCCTCTTTAAATATTTCTTTAAAGATGTTACATTGTTTCGGATATAACTCAACAAACTCTTTGTCTGTTAATTTACGTCCTACGGACCCATTATCAATTGTTTCTTTTACAATAACTCTACCTTTTTGTTCTTTTGGTATTATTACTGTATTGAATCTTGTTCCAACTTTTCCATTAGAGCCACAAATTACTTTGTAGCGAGTAATTTCAGGTACAAAGGCTACTGTTACTTTTCCATCAGCTCCCTTCGTTTCTTTCTTTACTCCGGATTTTGTCTGCCCTACAGATAGTATCGCAAGTATGCGAGTGCTTACGTCATCTTTTTTGATAAAGATTTGCTAAATGCAGAAAGTTCTATAACGTTTCTTATTTCCATGTTCTTAAATAATGAATCGTGGCATAGTCTTTGTTTTCTTATCGTATGCTGCCCCCTTTACTTTATTAGCGTACTATGCATCTTCACATAGCTTTGATTTGCTGTAGGACTCTGGGCTTATTCACGATTCGGGGATAACCACCATATTAATAAAAAATTAAATTATATGATAACTGGCGAGTAATCAATAAATTTCTTTTTTATTCTTAGTACCCTTTTTGTAGGGTTCCATTTTAGGCTTAGGACGTCCTTTTTCAGAACGTCCTTGTTTTACTGCTTTACTTTCTTTCCACGTTTTAGACATAGCTCTTAAAAACTTTAACAATTTCAGGTAATGCCTCAATGTAGTTAATACAAAGATACTCTTTTTCCTCTTTTTTGAGAGGATTGTTAAATAAGAGAACTAAGTCTCTAGTAAAAGTAGGATTACGTAATAAGTAATTCTGTACTTCTACTTGCCATGTAAGACCTCCTCCTGTAGATATTGGTGTACCTACATTCTGAAGTAAAACAGAAACTTGCTCGATTAACTTAGAACCGAATTTAGGAAATTGATGTTTCAGTTCTTCTTCATTTAATGAAGAAAGAAATTCTGGATTATCTCCTTCCTGTTCCTGCATAAAAACAAGAAGTGCTCTTTCAAGCATTTCTTTTACTTCTTGTTGAGACCAAGAAGTTGGAATCTGTACAAGACATAAATTATTTCCTGTAGTTCCAATAAGATGTAACTGTTTCATTTTTGATAAATTTAAGTTATAACTTTTAATGACGTCTCCGCATGTACAACTACGGAGAAGATTTTGATTGAACGATTGTTGATTAACAACAACTCATATTGTACTATGAGTAACTAATAACAAGTGTCATCGTGAAGTTTTACGTCTGCAAAATAAATATTAAAAAACTCTTACGTAAAACTTCTTAAAATCGGCTATCTAACATATTTTACGTTATAGCAGAATTGTATTGCCAGTACAATTCTTATTAACGGCATGATTTTAACGTCCGCACTAATGCTATCTAAAAGTTGGCCACCCTTTTGATAAGACATAAGCCCCACATGCTTATCACTGATTCTCACAGTAATACTTTCTTGCTTCTTTAGCTTCTTTTGATGATCTAATAATAAAAATATGCACTACCTTCACAGGCAATGCATATAAATGAATTATAAGTCAGAAATTCAAAAAAAGTTATTGCAATCATGATCATTTAATACTATCTATTACCGTAATTGGTACTTTGACAGCTTTCTCACTTTCTTTTTCCGGCCTATTTACTTCAGTCTTTATTTCCACTTTAGCATTCTTAGCATCTGGACCTGTTATTCCCGGCATAACTTCTTTTAACTGCATACTAATATAATAGTTTGTATTACGGAGATACTCTTCAGCAATCTCTTCATACGTTGCAGTTGTACCTATTCTATTAAGAATAGTACGTACGATTTGTTCTGGAAGTTCCATACACAAATCATACAATTCCATGTCATGCTTTTCAACATTCCAGTCGTTAAGTCTTTCTTCTAAAGTAGGAATAATGACCTCATTTTTAGTTGATTCTGAAGCTTCTTTAGCTTCTGTACCATGGTACTTATCGTACCCATACCATAGGATTCCTCCCAATAGTACGATGCAAAGTAGCCCAATCGCTACGTCTCGAAACTTGTTCATAGAAATAATTGATTTATTAATAAAACTGTGCAATATTGCCTCTTTTAGTCTTGTTGTTTTTGTTCTTCTTCGTATAAATATTTTTCTATTCTTTGAGATTCTTTATTAATTAAAATAAAGAACAAACCTAGTATAACACCCATACCTAATGAGGTTATTATTAACTCTCCTGTAATAGCTATGGTGTAGATACCCCCAGCTACTACTACCAATAGTAGTAACACATATAAAAGACATTTTAATGAAGATTTATTTAAAGGATTCATAAGCTTGTAGAAATTGTTTATATGTACCTAACATATTCATTAATAAACCACGGCATTTATGGAGATGGTTATATTCTTCTTCAGTAAGAATATATACTGAGCCTACTTTCACTACATTGTTATTAATTTCTTGGATATTTTGAGAATTAGAATTAGATTCATTTTTTTTCCAAACAAATTTAATAACATCTGAACAGTCTTCGTCCATTAATCTTGCAATTTTGCCAACTATTGCATTGTAAAAATTAATTGCGTCATTTTTATATGAAAATCTACTTAGATCGTAAAAGTATGATCCACAGTCTACAGCATCTTTAGCATCTCTTAGATTAATACAAAAGACTTCTTTTAATGTCTTTATCCATCTTAACTTGTTTGTAATTACTTCTGTTTTAGAGAAATCAAATTTAATACCTTTGTTCATGTTATCCATACTAATTTTATATTTTTAATTGTTAATAATAATCTAAAATAATCCTAAGTAGATCATAAGCCACTAACGCCGCCAAGCTGTTACATGTATCTACTTAGGATTTCAATTTAATCAGTATGTGTTTCACAACAGATACATGAATAGAGTTCTATAATTCAACAAGTTTGTTCATTTTTTAAAAGGGAGAAATAAATCTCCCTTACCTGATTATGGATAGATCTGTAAGAAGTGATCTATATAACCGGGTTTTGTTGCAATATATACCCTATAACCTCCACTTATTTTAAATAGATCGAAGTCTTTTTTGGGTATTTGCATAGCAACAGTTTCTACATCTTGTTTCCAATTTGCATCAAATACACGATGTAACTGATTATGGAGATTATCCATATATCCGTACATACACTGTTGCTTGGATGCGATAGCAGTATTGATTACTACACCGTATCCTCTACTTAATTTATAAGCTAACTTAATTGCATCAAGCCAACTTAAATTAAGCTCTTTTTTAAGAGTCACAATTCTCTTATATAGAGATATACTACGACTCTTTTTTTTCTGAATTATTATTCTTATCATATTATTAAGTATTAATGATTCAGATTTAAAAGACTATTAGCTTCCATACTAGTATGCTATAATGTTTCAATATTCATTATCTTTATATGTGTAAAGATCAATGATTAGTTTTAGTGTTCCACTAGATTTATAGTACTAGACTCTAGAACCCGATAAATACCTATCATTTTAAGTATAAGGCTTTACATTATCTTCGATGAGGTTGTCTTTTATTCTAGAGAAATTGTATGCGTATTTCACAATAGGCATACAACGGTTCTGTTGTAACCTTCGTTGCCTTTAGGAGGCTATAATCAATGTTTGTAAAAATCTTTTAAATGACACACACGTGTTTCACAACAGATATGTGTCTTACATTTTAACCAAAAGAATGTTACTGCTTTAATTCTTTTCTAACTTTATCTATAATACCATGAAAAACACTAACATTTACTTTATCCTTAAATTCAATATATGTAAATAATATCACACATATTGGATATAGGATGGGATCGTCCAACAGTATTAATAATATTATCATATAGATAAGTATTCTTAATACTAACCAAATGAATGATATTATCTTTCTCATATATATTAAAATTTAATATGACTCTGCATTTACTTAGGCTTGTCACTAACCATGGCTGCATTATATTAAATTAAAAAGAGAGTTGTGTATCACTTCATACACTGGGTGGTTTGTTATTCATGTTTAATAACCTTGACACCAAAATAGATACCAATTAGAGTTGGTATTATGTACAGTAATATGTTAGTTACTGCGTAACGTGGCTGACTTATTGTTATTACTATATAAAATAATAATACTAACAATAGTATACCAAATAGAATGTAATTGAGTGCTTTCATTTTCTTTTATATTTATTGTTAAATGTATCTACTGCTTTTTCTCTATTAGGAAAGGTAGTTATTACTAATTTTCCTTCTTTTTCGAGAATAATAGACCACTCAAAAGCGTGCTTTCCAACTAGGATCACTTTACGTCCTAGTGCATCTTCGACTATTGCCCTAACTGTGGCATCACAATTTGATTTGTGATATTTTCTTTTGCTCATGATATTATTTATTAAATGAGTTTATTATTAAATAACATATTCCAATAAATATCCAATAAGCTAATGACCATTCTAATATTATATCTAATATTGCTGAGAATTTCGCTTTTGGATCTAATCCCATTGATAATAGGTATAAACATGACATTATGTAAAATCCTATTGTTGCTTTTGTTCCGTTACTCATTTTATTTAATTTATTGATTAATAATCAAATAAACTTACAAATAGGGATTCTCTACTCTGGCGTTATGATTCTAGAAATCAATGTTGTAGTAGCTAAGTATTTACAAGGATAGTCCTAAACCTATTTGTAAGAAACTGGTGTCCTTAATGCTTTAGAAAGTTATTAGTTTTTTTAAATTTCGCTATATATTATGTAAATTACTAATGGGCTTGATGTGAAAAAGAGTGAAAATGAGGGGAGAGGATGGTGTTTACCACTCCCTCCCACTTACTCATTACAACTCATCGTCATCCACTATTTCACCCTCCAACAACGGATTAGGCTTCTTCTCCTCAGCTGCCCTAGCTGCTTCTTTAGCTGCCTTAGCCTTCTCTCGTTGCATCTTGTAGTCCTCCATAGTAATAATACGTTTGGAGTTGGTGAACAAGTTTTCACCACGTTTGATGAGACTTGCATCAGACTTGATACATTCGCCTTCGTCAGTACACAGTGTATAGATGAAGACAGAGTTATAGATGGAAGCTACTTTTACTTGCTTACCGTCTCTTTCCTTAGTCTCAGTGATGATTTTACCGTCATTGTCCTTACGAACAAAGTCAGGAAAACCTGCTACTTCAACACGACAGATGGGAAAAACTTCACCAATAGTTTCCTCTATTGCCTTGAAGTACTCATCTTCATGTTCCTTAGTACTACCATATGCAGCCATTAACTGCATCACAACAGGTCTAGTTTGCTCTTGTAGCACCTTTCTTAGACCTGATTGTCTGAACTCACACACTGCATAGCGTGCTTTGCCGTCTTTAGAGGTTTTAACCTCTACTTTAGTGAGTTCGTAGTTCTTTACGTCTTTATCCTTGATAGACAAATCCATATCATTTTACGGTTACCTATACACCATAAGGTTTTATTAACACATTAACTCTTTGACGGGGGATTTCCCCTACTTGTTAGGAGAGGGGACTTGATATTGTACTGGTCCTCACTCTCAATTGCACACTATCAAAATTTTTATAATATTTTATTTTGGTTCCCGTTCTCACTAATACCCCCAAAAATATTTTTTATAAAAAATTTTTACAACACTTATTATTCATTTTCGTTCTCTAATTAGAATTTAAATAACAGCAATATGATATTTGAACAAGAATTAAAAGATAAAGGATTTGAAATTAAAGATAATCAACTCTATTATGAATTTAGTGACTTTGAGCTATTAAGAGCTAGAGTAAGTGAATGGGATTGCGCTGATGGTACTAAAGCTTTGAAAGTATCAGATCTTAGGTTAATGAATCCTATGGAGGAAGGTATGGCTCATATGATGATTTCATATTCACTTTACTTTAGGGATATTAACAAATTTTATGAATTATTAACACTTTTAGGTTATAAGATACGTTAAAAATAGTTAAATTATGTTAAAAGAATTAACAGTTAAAGAGGTAGAAGCTATCCTAAGTAAGGATAATAATGTGTATGGTATACATAGTATTGGTGATCACGTGTATAAAATACCAGGTTTAGGGTATACAGGACCTAAAGGAGCTACTAGATTTGTAAATGAATTAAGGCAACAAGTTAATGAATTAACTACGAAACTCTCGTAGATATGTTAAATAATCATAAATAATGTTAAAATGACACATTGTGAATGGCTAGAAGAACATGGTTTTATTAAGATAAAAGACCATTTAAATGGTAATTGGAACTATAGAACTTATCAAAAAATATACGAAAATGGTGATCTCATAGAAGTAGATATTGAAATAGATTCAGAAAATGATTTTATGGATGAGTATTTGGTAAATTGTGAGTTATTCTGTAAGAATAAAAATGGTACTCATGATAGCTTTACTCTAAAATAAAAATTTATTATTAAAGAAAATGGAACAAAATTAGATTATAATACGTTCCTACATCCAGAGTAGGATATAGTAGTAGTTTAAAATGCAATTAGTAGTAATATAAACCATTACTCTTACTCTAGATAACTGCAGTATATAATATAATATTATCAAACTACATCATGATGAATGAGCCAAGATACTTAGAAATGATTAGACAAGGAGTTGTTAACATAAATGGTGATGATTTTAAAATAATCAGAGCATATGATGGATGCAGAGGGTGTTATTTTAGACAATTTGAAAACTTTAGTGGGTGTCTAAATAATGTTGCACAAGGTATTTGTTGTAGTGCTGGTGGTCACATTCTAAGAAAAATTTCAGAGTAATAGAACAAAAATTAATTAAGTACGTTTAGCCAGTATGGAAAATCAACAGGACATATTAAAGACCGTTATAGACGGTTTAGTGTATATCCCTACTAAGGATATGATAGTTAAGCCCTTAGAGGATGAATACGTAGAGAAAGAAATTATTAAGCCAGTAGAGACTGGTAAAAAGGACGAAAATGGTTATGATATCAATGATACCGAAACAGTTAAAGAAAAGGTATTAACTACGTTCAGAAAAGGTATTGTATTACGTCTGCCATCTGGATATCAGTGGCAAGATGAGAACAATCATCCTGAAGTAGGTGATGTGGTAGCATATCCTAGGAAAGCATCGATTGATTTTGATTTGTTTAAAGATAGTCAATTAGTAAATCCTTATAATGTAGTAGCCTTTGTAAAAGGAGAAAAATATTTTAAAGACTAAGCGTAGTCTTAATTAATCGTGGTTGTAGTTGGATGTACTAGGGGTTAGCATAAAGTTAACCCCTTTTTTATTGTATAAAATTTGCAACTTTTTTTGAATATTTGCGTTATGTGAATATGATTAAAGAAATGATAAATAACATGTTGGGTGAGTACTCAAAGTTCATTCAAATACAAGATGATGGTACAGTTAAGGTATTTGTTCCAGAAGACGTTAATAATCCTTCTATGAAAAATGCTACAGAATTAACATTATCTAAGAATGAAGCAATTAGTCTCATGGGTTTAGTAACCCAACCCAAACAATACGAAGTATGTGATTCTTCAAACAATTGCAGAATCATATCTGAAAAAGATCCTGATTTTGACGTAAACAAGTGGATTAAATTAGCACTTGGAACTATTAAAAAATAAATACTATGTCAGATTACCGAGTTACTATTACAACAGTCAGGGAAAAATGCCCATTTGATGCTAAACGGAAAAGCAAAGAATACTGCAAAGTATGTAAAGCTTGGAAAGATCCTTGTTCAGGATTAGGTATAGAAACTACGATTTCTTCAAGAAAAATTGGAGAAGATAAAATGAAACAAATAATAAATATCATTAAATAATTATGATTACAGAATATAAAGTTATTAAACCTTTTGGTGTATTAAAATCAGGTGATATCCTTACTTTGGATAATGATATGTATACGTTCTCTGATGAGAAATCTTCTGACTCACAAAATTATTATTCCCAAGTAAACGTAGCTGTATCATGTGATATGATTGAGGAATATGCTAAAAGTGGTTTAGTTGAGCCAATTGAAAATGTTACTGTTGAATCTAATGATGAGAAGAAAATCAAACAGATTCGTACTATTATTGCTCAATTGAAGAATACTTACAATCAACGTAAGAACAATATTGAGAAAAAGTATCAGGAAGGTAAAATTCAAACTTGTGTGAAAGTAGAGCATGATACTGTATATTTCAATATGATGAAATTGTTAAATAAACTCGAGGCAATCATAAATGAATAAACTAGTAAAAACCGTATCAAATGAAGAATTGATACCAGAGTTTTTACAAGCGCTTAATGGAATACTTAGGTTAACTGATAGGGAACTTGAATTAATGGCTACACTTATTAAAATGGATATGGAATACGTTAAGGAACCTAATACAAATAAGAATGTAGCAAACAGATATAATAGAAAATATATCATTGAGAATTTAGGTATTACTAAGGATAACCTAAGTAGATACATTAAGTCTTTCAAAGAGAAGGGCATTTTGATAGCTGGACCTGCTGAAGACGAACTTAGCGTAAATAAGGCTCTGATACCAGTTGTTATTGGAGATCGTTTGCAACTAACGATAATACTGAGAATAAAATGAAATGTTTAGATATAAAAACAGGTTCCATTCTTATCTATAAGAAATATGGTTTACTAAAATGTTGGTGGAATAAATTAATGAGAAAAGAATTACCATTTAATAAGTATACTCTTTACTTTGGAAATTCTTCTATGTTTGTAGAAACCACGAACATCAAAGTAAAAGAAAAAGATAGATATATAATTTTAGAACCTATCAAACCATATAGTAAAAAGGAAGAAAAAGCTCTTAAGTTAGAAGTAGTAGAACACGTTATGATGAACAATGATACAAAGGATTTGTTTAGTGTGATAAATATAATTAGACCTTCTACAATAGACGTAGAATCATTTACAATCGATGGTTTGCTTAAAAATAAATACTATAGAATAGTATATGATTCAAAAGGAAAAAACTTCTAATATCTATATACAATTAGCAAATAAATATAATATTCCACATCAAGTAGTAGAAGTAATTTGTAATCATCCGTTCAAATTTGCAAATAGAGTTATTTCAAATGATGAAGATATTAAGACAATAATGTTTGGATATCTGTTCAAAATCAAACCAAAAAGAAAGTATGAAAAAACCAGAGAGAATGAAGAACAAAACAACTAAAGCTTTTCTATATCAAAATCTATATCCTGTAAATCTTTATGTTACTACTCTGGATGATTGGGAAGATGCTTGTGATTTTTTTGATTTCTTTCTTACTACCAAAGAACTTAGAAATGATGAACCAGAAAGAGATCGTCCCAAACTAAGTAGTGTAATGGGAGCTACGTTCTTGGTCAGAGAGAAATATTCTAGAGCTGTTGGTATATTAATAGTACTAGATGATTTCCATTGTTCTACTTTAGCTCATGAATCAATCCATTATGCAGATGCTGTATATGATTATTTATCAATGAATGCAGAAGGATATAATGAAGGAAATGAACAATATGCTTATTTAGTTACTTGGTGTGTGGAACAACTTGAAGATTTTATAGAATGCAAAAGGAAGGAAAAAAGAATGATAAGAAAGATGACAAAACAAGATGGGAATTAATGCCTCTTGATTGTCTCGAAGATATTGCCAGAGTATATACAGAAGGAGCTAAGAAGTATGGAGAAAATACATGGCAGAATTTAGAGAACGGTTATCAAAGATACAAAGCGGCTTTGTTGCGTCATCTGTGGGAATTCGAAAAAGGAAATGAAATAGATCCAGAAACAGGTTGCCACCATCTTGCGCAAGTATGTTGGAATAGCATTGCTCTTCTATATCTTTCTAAGCACTCTATGAAGGATATGACCGTAGAAATATGGAGAACCGCATACAATTTTCCAGATTATGAAGTATCTAATTTTGGTAAAGTACGATCAAAAGATAGAATAATAGAACATTCTAACGGACGTCTACATAAAACGATTGGAAAAATTCTAGTTCAACGGCTAGATCACAACGGATATCTAACTGTATCATTACAAAAGAATAAAAGGAATTACAAAGTAAAAGTACATAGATTAGTATTATCAACATTTTTAGAATGTATTGGAGAACAGGTAAACCATATAGATGAAGATAAAACTAATAACAAATTATTGAATCTAGAATGGTGTACTGCTAAATACAATGCTAATTATGGTACTAGGAATGCAAGAATTCAAAAAAGGAATGAACACAGAAGAAAAACTGGACAAGATACTACTGAATCAACAAGTGATACTACTGTATCTGAGGCAGATCTTACAAGACACAAATCGTAGTCAATTCCTTGAAGATTATGCTGCAAATTTAGCAGCACAAGCAACAGAAATAATATTAGGACACAATATAGTAAGAAAATAATATGGAATTAAAATTTAAGAAATTACAAGAAGACGCAGTATTACCTAGTTATGCTAACCCTAATGATGCTGGTTTAGATTTAACAGCAATTTCCTTTACTCAGGAATTTGATAAGAGTGGTAAGTTAGTATTAGTATATCATACAGGTTTGTCAGTAGAGATTCCTGAAGGTCATATGGGTTTAATCTTTATGAGATCCTCTGTTTCTCAGAGATCTATGTCAATGTGTAATGCAGTAGGTGTTATAGACTGTAAAATTTTGATTGTATTTTAATACATATCAATAGAACCCATAGTATTTTCTTACGTTTTCTACAAAAAGAATTTATAAAATGGAATTAATTTGTAAAATTTGTGGTAAAACGTTCAAAGTAAAACCTTCTAGAACAAATACAGCTAAGTATTGTAGTAGCAAATGTCAACATGATAGTTTAAAAGGAGAACTAAATTGCACATGTGAAATATGTGGTAAGAAATTTCATAGAAAACAGTCTTGGATTAACAAAAATAAACATTCTCTTTGTAGTACAAAATGTGCAAATAAACTTAAAGAAACTTTGTATCTAGGAAAAGGTAATCACCAATTTGGATTAAAAGGGGACTTAAACGCTTCTTTTAAAGGAAAAGAATTAACGAGGAACAATCATAAATTAGTTGATATAAAAGTTTATTGTCCAGAACATCCAAATAAGGATAGAAACAATAGAGTTCTCAAACACAGATTGATCATAGAAGAATATTATTATTTATTTAATAATAAATACTTTGAAATTATTGATGGAAAGTACTATTTAAAAAGAAAAATCAATGTGCATCACATAAACGGCGATCACAATGATAATAGAATAGAAAATTTAATGCCAGTAACTAGATCAGAACATAAAACAATTCATATGTTAGAAGGTATTCAAATTAGAGATCCTAAAACTGGTAAATTAACTGCAGTCTTAAAACGGGGTGAATTGCTGGAAAAGCCTGAAGAGGTCAATCAGCAGCCAAGCTTGAATGGTAACATTCTTGAAGGTTCAGAGACTAATAGCCGAGTCCTTACTGAGGACAGTAATGCTGACACGAGTGCCCTGCCCGCTTAGCGGTGATGATATAGTCCGAACTACAGATATAACAAATTGAAACTGTAGAAATATAAGGATAAAGAGCCTTATAATATAACAACACCTTAATAAAGGGTTATAAAGGTGAGATTCTTGTTAAATTCAAGATTACTACAGATGCTCTTCCTACAATCTATCAACCAGGTGAAAAGATTGCTCAGTTAGTAGTAATGCCTTATCCGAAGATGGAGCCTGTAATTGTAGAGGAATTAGCAGGCGAAGATCGTGGTGGTGGATTTGGTTCAACTGATAATAAAGAAGAAAATGAGAATGCAGAACAGGGACGAGAAAGCGGAGCAACTGAAGGAGATAATCAATCAGTACAGTAAAAATCCAGAGTATGTTAATGCATTTTATACTAAACAAGAAGCAGTAGATGCATTGAATAGACATTATAAAAACAGATACATTAAAATAAATTTAGATTAATATGAATACGTATATTTATACAGGTGGCAGCTCATTGTTAACAATGAAGGATAACGATATTAAGAATTTTGATACTATTAGTAATCATTACTTAAATATTGATTGGGCTTGGGTAATTGAGGAAGATGGTACCTTTGTAGCTAATGAAAAAGAATATGATGTAAAAGCTGGTGATGTAATCTTGGTTCTCTATGCTGGTTATAGAGAAAAAGAAGTACCAGTTGAAGATAGAAGAAAAGTTAGAGATTTTGTTATTATGAGAAATGAAGATTTTTATAATAATTATAAATTGAATAAAGAATACGAGCAAAATCGTAATATGAAGGATTGCAATTGTTGCGAAGCTTGTGTTAAGGAAGCTTAAAGATGAATTTAGCGGATATAGTTGGTGGACAAGTGGTCATACATCCAGACATGTTGGCCATTCCACCATTTAAAAAACTTTGGGATTCATTCAAAGATAAAGATTTAGCAACAAAATACTTATGGTACATAGTACTTAAAAACAAATACGATTCTCCTTATGTAGAAACTATGGAGAGAGATCTAATAGAACCTACATTAAAAAAGGAGTTATTTGGAGATGAAAACTATGAATTACCAGAAATAGTAATACAAGCAGAAGATAGCTGGAAAAGTAGAACATACTCCTTACTTGAGTATATGTTAGATGGATTACTATTAAAACTTGAAGGTGCTGCTAAATACTATCACTTATCTAAAGATGACGAAATGGATTTAGATTCTATTAAAAAGCTTACAGATGGTGCTAAGAATATGGCTGGAGTAATAGAATCAATTGTGAAACTTAAATCTCAAGTAAGAGCAGAAGAGATTAAGAATAGCAAAGTTAGAGGCGGTGGAGAAATGAACCCATTTGAATTGGTAAAAAAGAAGTTGTAGAAAATACGACACAATAAAAGACATTATAAAAACCTGCCCGTTAAGGGCTTAAAGAAATTGCAATTATGGCTAAGACTAAAACTAGTAAAAAGAATACTAAACCAACAATGATTATTTTTGATTTTACTGAAGTATATAACAATATGAAAGCAGAGCAAGAAAGAGATTTAGCTGAAGCTGCTGCTTATGCTATATCACATATCGATGAAAAACCAGAAAATAATCAAACTACTAAAACTAGTTTATGGCAGAAAATTAAGAACCTGTTTAAACGAAGAAAGTAATTTATGATTGATTTCACAAAGAGAATCAAAAATAGTGATAAATTTAGACGCTCGGCTCTTGCTTATATAGAGTCGGGCTCTTATTGTAATTACCCTAAAGGTACATCAGAGTATTTCAATTTTTGGGAAACAGAAATGGATAGATGCATCAATGGTTATACTGCAGATGATGGAGATTACATCACTGGGTATAACTATTTTTATTTGAACTACTGTCCAATTCAAAGAATTGTATACAAAAATAAAAAGAATAAACAAGGTCAAGAAGAGCTAATAAAAGTTAGAGAGTTAGCATTTCCTGATTTTTATGATTATGACTATTACTATTTTCAAGCTATTGAAATTGCACAAGATCAAGGTAAACACTTATGTGTAGCAAAAGCTAGACGTAAAGGTTACTCGTATAAAGGTGGTTCTATGCTTTGCCGTAATTTCTTTTTAATACCTGGCTCTAAGTCTTATGTATACGCATCAAACAAACAATATCTTACAGATGATGGTATTCTTACTAAGGCTTGGGATTACATGGACTTTATAGATGAAAACACTGCATGGGGTAAAAAACGACAAGCTGTAAACACTAGCATGCGTCGTAGAGCTTCTATGATTGTAACTGATAACTTTGGTAATAAAATTGAAGTTGGTTACAAATCAGAGATAATAGGTGTATCATTGAAAGATAACCCAGATGCTGTACGTGGTAAAGCAGGTATGTTAATACTTTGGGAGGAGGCAGGTACTTTCCCAGAACTTAAAGCAGCATGGCAAATTGCTAGACCATCCGTAGAACAAGATGGTGTTGCCTTTGGTCTGATGATTATGTTTGGTACTGGTGGTGATGAAGGTCCTGCAGTAATGACATTACGTGAAGCATTTTACAATCCCAAATCATATAACTGTATAGGTTTTGAGAATATATGGGACGATGGTATCCAGAGTAAAGAATGTGGGTTCTTTATACCTCAACATACTAATTTGGATATACGTGATGAGAATGGTAAGCGATTGTACATGGATGAAGATGGTAATACTCTTCATGAAAAAGCAAGGCAGTTTATTTTAAATTTACGTGAAGAAGAGTTAAAAGAAGCCACTAGTTCTCAACAAATAGATAGATACGTAGCAGAACACTCTGAATCTCCTGCAGAAGCATTTACTGAATTATCTGGTAACATATTCCCAAAGAAAGAATTACAAAAACAATTAGCAAGGATAAGAACTAACACTAAGTTACAGAATCATAAACAAGTAGGTACTCTTACTCTAGTTAATGGAGAGATAATTTGGAATATACAGAAAACAGGAGACATAACCGAATTCCCATTACCAAAGAATTCTGATCCTACTGGTAAAATAGTTATATGGGAACACCCAGTTAAAGATGCACCATTTGGTTTATATATAGCTGGTATTGACCCATATGATCACGATCAATCAGGTACTAATTCATTAGGTTCTTGTTTTATATATAAACGTTTTCAAGACTTTGAATCATATTCAGATATCATTGTAGCAGAATATACAGGTAGGCCAAAAACTGCTGAAGAGTTTTATGAAAATGTTCGTAAGTTACTTATTTACTACAATGCAAAAGCAATGGTAGAAAACCAAAACACTGGTTTGTTTACTTATTTCAATAACAAACATTGTAGCCATTTACTTGCTGATCAACCAGACATCATTAAAGATATTGTTAATAATTCTACAGTAAATAGACGAAAAGGATGTCATATGAATAGAGAGATCAAACTTTGGGGAGAAGGTAAGATCAAAGAATGGCTGGAAGAACTTAGAGATCAAAAGCAATTAGGTTTAAATACTGTACTATCTGAACCATTCCTTGAAGAACTTATTCAATATAATGACAAAGGAAATTTTGACAGGTGTTTAAGGAAAAACTCAAAAATAACGACAATAAATGGTTATAAAAATGTACAAGACATTTGTGTTGGTGATGATGTCCTTACTATGGATGGAACTTATCGGAAAGTAACATGGTTAGATAAACACAAGCACAATGGCAAATGTGTCGGTATTAGATTACTAGGAGATTATAGAATACTAGAATGTACAGATAATCATCCAATATATGTAGCTACAACAGAAAAGAAATCACACAGATTTAGAAAAGACAGTTTAAAATATAAACATTTCGAGAGTGCTGGTAAATTAAATTACAAATATCAGTTTGGTTTAGTTCCAAAAAGGAAAAACCTGAGTAAGTGCGAGCTGTCTGACGATTTACTATATCTGATCGGATGGTTTTTATCTGATGGTTGGGCTTCAAAAACAAATGATAAAATGTCTATAACATTGCAAGGTAATCAAGAAAAAATTGCAGACAAACTTATAAAAATAATCGAAAACTTTTGTAATGAAGAAACATTTATAAAAGGTAATAACAGATTATTTAGATATACTGTTAAAAAAGTTTATACAAATAATTGTTATAGAATTGTTATAAATTCTCCAAAATTACACAAGTTAGTAACTTCTTGGGGATGTATATCACACGACAAAGTAATACCAACAATTAATTATAACAAGTCTGGCTTAATGCCACTGGTTATAGGTTTTTTAGAAGGAGATGGACATCAAAAGTTAAATGCAAACTATGATGGATATATTAGAAATGATATAGAATGCTCTGGTATTTACTTTAATCTAATTCATCAAATTAGACAAATATTAATAGATAATGATATTTGGTGTACTGTTGAACAAGCTTGTAAGAATACGCAATTAAGGATTCATATACAAGGAGAATATATAAATAAAATGTTATCATTCTATCCTAGTTTGAAATTTTCAACAATAGATTACAAATCAAACAAAAATACTGTTTACTTAGATGAAGATGGATTTTGGGTACCTATAAAAAAGTTATATGAATTTGATATAAATGAGACAGTATACAATTTTGAAGTAGAAAACAATCACACTTATATTGCAAATGGGGTATTGACCCATAATTGTATGGCATTTATGCAGGTAATGGTCTATAGAGAACAATTGTATAATATACAAGTAAAGAAGAAAGAGGATGTTGAAAAGAAAATGAGATTGTTTGATAAACCGTTGTTTAAAAATACAGATGATTCATTTACATTCACGCCTTTAAATAATAACACAACCACATTTATGTTTACTAATTAATATGGAAAGAACAGTCAACTCATTTCCTATCCAAAGACTACCACTCAGTAAAAAAACCGAAGAATGGCGAAAAGACTGCGTGGATTACATTATTGGAATATCTGGCATAGCTTCGTCCGAAAGTATACCTGATGAAGAAGAAATGCAAAGCTATTATGATTTATATAATAGTATATACAATGAAAAAGACCTAAAGTATGTTACAAATCCTTTCAATCAAGATGATGGCTTTCCAGCAATGGCACAGGATTATAATATCATACGTCCAAAAGTAGATCTATTATTAGGTGAAGAAACAAAACGTCCATTTAACTTTAGAGTGTGCCGTACTAGTGATATTGCTAGTAGTGAAGTACAAGACAAAGCTAAACAGATGCTGTTGAATTATATGCAAGCTGCTATGCTTGCTAAATTAAGCCCAGAAGATCAAGCTAGATTTCAAGAAGGATTACAAACAGGCGAAATTCAAACACCAGAACAAATACAGAAGTATTTAACAAAGGATTACAAAGATGCAGCAGAAACAACAGCATATCAAAGCTTATTATTCTTACTTAAGAAAGAAAACATTTCTCATGAATTTATGAAAGGCTTTAAAGATGCACTTGTTGCAGGACTTGAAGAGTATTACATAGGAATTAGAAATGGTGAACCAGTTATTAAAAGAATCAATCCTAAAGATTTTAAGTATCCTGCAGAAGAAGGTATTGAATTCATTCACGATGCATCTTGGTGTTGTTACAGATCATTAATGTCGTGGAGCCAGATATACGATCAGTTTTATGATAAACTAGATGAAAAGCAATTGAACGAATTGTTAGAAATAGTAGATCAAAAACCTACATCTGGATTTGGTCCAGACAAAAGTCCAGTAGATGATTTTGTTCATTATAATTTAAAATCATATAATAAATTACCAGACCATAATCCTTATGGAGATCCAGATAACATTGTAGTTTATCATGTATGCTGGAAATCACTTAAAAAGATAGGGTTTGTTACAATAATAGATCCTGAGACAGGTATGCCAGATGAAATACAGGTAGATGAATATTATAAACCTACTGGTGAAGAAATCAATGTTGAATGGAAATGGATTATTGAAGCATGGGAAGGATACAGAGCAGGCGATGATCTTTACTTTGGTATGCAACCATTAGAGTACCAATTCCGTAGAGGAGACAATTTAAATAGTGCTAAATTACCATACACTGGTGCAGCTTATAGTAATACAAATACTAAAGCCAAGTCATTAGTTGCTATTATGAAACCACTACAATACATGTATATCATACTTTGGTATCGTCTTGAAATGGCAATAGCTAGAGACAAAGGAAAAATACCTGTAATAGATGTTACTCAAATACCTAAGAGTATGGGTATAGATGTAGATAAGTGGATGCATTACTTAGGGGCACTTGGTGTAGCATTTGTCAATCCATACGAAGAAGGTTGGGACATTCCTGGTAGAGAGGGTGGTAAACCATCACCATACAATCAATGGACTTCTATTGATGCAAGTATGTCTAATACTATTAATACGTACATTCAATTACTTGCGAAGATTGAAGAAATGGTATCTGAATTGTCCGGAGTAACAAAGCAAAGACAAGGATCTATTTCTAGTAATGAGCTAGTGGGTAATGTAGAAAGATCTGTAGTTCAATCTGCTCATATTACTGAGCCATGGTTTTGGTTACATAATCAAATTAAAACACATGTATTATCAATGTTATTAGATAGTGCCAAGTTTGCATGGAAGGATGATAAAAAGTATTTAAATTATATATTTGATGAGGGTACTAGAACATTCTTGCAAATGGATGACAATTGGTCATATGAAGACTTTGATATTTTTGTAACTGACAGTACCAAAGAAAGTCAAGCTATTGAACAACTTAAGAGTCTTGTACAGCCGGCTATGCAAAATGGTGCATCATTGTTAGATGCTGCTGAAATATTTACTAGTGACAATTTAAGTGTAATCAAATCTAAATTACAAGATATAGAAAACAATAGATTGGAACAGCAGCAAGCAATGCAAGAGCAAGAAAATCAACAACAGCAGCAGCTTATTGAAATGCAGAATCAAGTTAAGGAAGAAGAGCTTATGCTTAAAGAAGCTGAACTTGATCTTAATAAATATAAAATTGATCAAGATAATGCTACTAAGATTACTGTAGCTCAATTAAATGCATATAGAGGATCTGAAAATATGGATCAAGATATGAATGGTGTACCTGATGTAATTGAAATTGGTAATCAAGAAATAGCTAGACAAAAAGCTGTATCTGATGCTATGAGCAAACAAATGGATTTAGCAAACAAGGCTAGAGCTGAAGAAAATAAGAAAGAACTTGAAAAGCGTAAAATTGCTGCACAAGAAAAAGCTGATAAATTAAAGGCCACCATCGAGAAAGAGAAAATAGCTCTTGAAAATAGAAAATTACAAGAAGCTAAAAGATTGCAGAAGATGAAAGATGATGCAGCTTATAAGAGAGAACAATTAAAAGCAAAGACTGCTTTAAAAAATAAAGTAGTTGGTGAATCTAAATCTAAAAAATAGGAGGACTAATTATGGCTTGTAAAGGAGGCTCTAAAAAGGGCGGAAAAGGTAAACCAGGTAAGACAGGTAAATAAATATTATTAGTATGAAATGGAAAGATCTATCTCTTAAAGAGAGAAAACAGATATATGATAGTGTCAGGGTGAATAACCCTGGTGCTACATATTTTGATATTAAAGAGCAATTTGATTCTATTCCTGCGTATGAAGATGGTGGTAAATCTATAGTAGACGAAGTAAACAAATCTGATGCTAACTTTGTACAAAGATTAAAATCACCTACAAGACAGACTATCCCTAATTGGGAAGATCAGTATAGAGTATTACCTTGGGAAAAATCTGTTTCAACACACAAATTATCAGTATGGGATAATGCAAACGGAGGTGGTATTATTGTACCAGATGTTCAAGAAGTAAATGGCAAATTAATAGATTTTACTAGACCTCCGTATAACAACAGAGCAGCTGTAGAGAATGCCTTAAAAACTGGGGATTATGTTGATTTACCAAAATTCGAAGATGCTTTGTGGTATACAAGGCATCAAAAAACTAAAGTCCAAAGTAGGAAGAATAGTTGAGGGTACTGAAATTGATGGAGCTAGTGTTCACAGTTTTGCTCCTACTCAAACCAAAAAGAAAACTAAAAAGAAAACGGAAGAAGATTATGATTCTGAATTTTCTGAAGTATTAAGATAGGACAATAGAACAAGCAATTTTTCCAGATGAAAGAACTCGTGAATTAGTAGAAAATGTAGACAAAACATATGGAACTAACTACAAACGAGCTTATTCTAATATTGCATATAAAGACATGACTAAAAGAGGTAGTTATGTCAAATGGGGTGATACGGACAAAGATGGTTATGGGCAAATAAATATAAAAAATATTAAAGATAATATATTACCTACAGATATAAATGATTATAGTGTGATATTAGATAATAATATTTATATGCCCGGAACTGCTAATCATGAGTTAGGACATGTGGCAGATGGTTTAGCAGGATCTAGAAAGATTCAGGATTTTGATAGTGGTAAAGAATATATTACAAACACTTATCTAAATTATTTAGCAAATTCTAACAATACATATAGTTCTGCGGAGTTAAGAAAAATGGGATTATTTGATGCTGCTGGAAGTAGATCATACTTATTAAATCCTACAGAAGCTAAAAGTCATATGTTAACTCTAAAGAGATCATTAAAAGATTCTGGTAAAATTACAAACTGGAGTACTCCTGTAGACGAAAAGATGATTTTGGAATATATGAGAAATCCAACATCAAATAAAATGGTTAAGAATCAATATGATTTGTATAGAAATAAAAACGAATATATTGATAGACTAAATAAATTAATTCCTATGGAAATTTTAATGCCATTAGGTGGTGCTGGATTTGTAGGTCATGAACTAAATAAAGAATAATCAATATGGAAAATTTATACCCAGTATACCCAATTCCTTCTTATAAAGATGGAGGTATACACATCAAGAAAAAGAATCGTGGTAAGTTTAATGCTCTTAAAAAGAGAACAGGTAAGAGTACTGAAGAATTAACACATAGTAAAAACCCATTGACTAGGAAGAGGGCAATCTTCGCACAGAACGCCGCAAAATGGAATCATAAAGGCAGAAAGAAAAAATAACAATTACAATCTAATTATAATTAATTATGGAAAACAATAGTAACGATACACTATTTGGATTTACAGCTATAACTGATATGTTTACTGAACAAGTTGGTAACACCATCTCTCAAGATGATGATATTGATGATGAAGAGTTAGAGAGACTGAAACAAGAGTCTGTTAAAGCTAGACCTGCTACTCCTGGATCTAAGAACAAGAAGACAGAAGAAGAGGAAGAAGTAGAGGAAGAGGAAACTGAAGACATCGAAGAGGAAGAAGTAGAAGAGCCTAAGAAATCTAAAAAAGCTTCTAAGAAAAAGGATAAAGAAGAAATTGAAGAAGAGGAGACTGAAGAAGAGATTGAAAAAGAATCCGAGGAGGAAACTGAAGAAGATGAAGTTGAATCTAAACAAGTATCTGCTTTATTTGATGCAATTGCTGAAGAATTAGAATGGGATTTTGATGAAGAAGAGGAAGAAGAAAAACCAAAGACTGTAGAAGAATTGGTTAAGTATTTTAAAGAAGTAATCGAAGAACAATCTACTCCAGAATATGCAAGCGAAGATGTTGCAAAATTAGATGAATTTGTTCGTAATGGGGGTAAGTTAGAAGATTATTTCTCTATTACTCCGGACATTGATGTTGACAATGTTGATATTGAAAATGAAAATGAGCAAAAGATAGTATTGAGAGAGTTACTAGCTAGAAAAGGTTACAGTGACAAACAAATTGCTAAGAAAATCGAAAGATTTGAAGATGCTGGAGTATTAGAAGATGAGGCTAGAGATGCGGTTGAGGAACTTCAAGAGATTGTTGCAAAAGAGAAAGAAGAGCTATTAGAGCAACAAAGAATCAAAAAGGAGGAAATGGTGCAGCGCCAACAAAAGTTTTTTGATGACGTTGTCGGTGAAATAAAGTCCTTGGACAATATACGTGGTATCAAAATACCAGCTAAGGACAAGAAAGAATTATTGGCTTATATATTTAAAGCCGACGCTAGTGGAAAGACCCAGTACCAAAAAGACTATTCCAAGAGCGTAAAGAATTTAATAGAGTCAGCTTATTTTACAATGCGAGGTGACACTTTGTTAGATGCTGCCAAAAAACAGGGTACTAGCTCTGCTATTAAAAATCTGAAAAATAGTCTCAGATCAACAGGCGTTAGTAAAGGTACTAAGAGAATTAATACAAGTTCATCTAACTCTATTTTTAGTCGTGCAGTACAACTACTTTAATTAAAAATAAATTACTAACATTTATATGGATAACGGAATTTTAAATAATTTACAGATCGGTAGAGGTAAATGGTTCTCAGATCTTGTTGATGAGAATATGATTTCAAATGCAATGCTTACTAGACCGTATGAAGTAACCCGTGTTATTTCTTATGTATTCGGTTCTAAAGATGATGGTTATAGCACTTCTTTGGATGCGATTACTGGTGGTCTTGGTAATGTAATGACAATTGACCAAAGAGACTACGAATGGTCTGTAATGATCGATAGTGATAGAGCTGTGACGATTCGCTCTGCAAAATGGCAGGGAACAGAAATCACTGCTGCAAATGCTAGCACAGTTATGGCAGGTTTGGGTAACACACCTATCATGTTGTGGTTAGAGGACAAATGGTTTGGTCCTGGTGCAATTTTGGAATTTGATAATAGAGAGTATCAAGTACGTGTTTCTGGTGCTCCTTATCAAGATGGTAATGAATGGGTTTATACTTGTTTCATTGCAGATGGTCAATCTAATTCTTATATTCCTGGTGAATATTTGTTAGCTGGTCGTCAAGTATCTCGTTTAGCTTCTGCTTACGAAGAGTACAGTGAAGAGGGTGATATCCTGAATTATAATACTCATTTCAAGATGAGAAACTTCTTGTTTACGACTCGCTTGGATTATGATATTACAGGTACAGCTTATTCTACAGTACTTTGGATTGCTTTAAAAGATCCTAAAACTGGTAAGACTTCTTATTTGTGGTCTGACTATCAGGAATGGAAGGCAATGCGTGAGTGGTCTAAGAGATGTGAGAGAATGATGGTTTACTCTAAGTCTAATGTAAATAAAGACGGTTCTACTTCATTGTTAGGTACGAATGGTCGTCCGGTTTACATTCCTGCAGGTTTGTTGCAACAGATCGCTCCGTCTAACAGACGTTACTATACTGAATTGACTCCGGAATTGTTGGAAGACTTCTTGTTTGACTTGTCTTACAATATCTTAGGTACTAACGAACGTAAGTTTGTTGCTTTGACTGGTGAAATGGGTATGAGAGAATTTGACCGTGTATTGAAACAAAAAGCAGCTACAATGAACTTGATTGATACGAAGTTTATCAGTGGTTCTGGTCAGGCTTTGGTTTTAGGTGGTCAGTTTGTAACATACAAGATGACAAATGGCATCGAGTTGACATTGAAACATTTCCCGTTGTATGATGATACTACTTATAATCGTTTATTACATCCGGTATCTGGTAAACCACTGGAATCTTATAGAATGACATTCTTGGATCTTGGTAGACGTGATGGTCAAGCTAATATCGTTAAGGTTGTTCGTAAGGACCGTGAGATGGTTATCTGGAATACTTCAGGTTCTGTAGCTCCGGGAACTGGTTACTCTAAGAATAAATCCACAGTAAGATCTAATGCAAAGGACGGGTACTCTGTGCATTTTTTAGGCGAGATGGGGATAATGTTACGTGACCCACGCGCGTGCGGTGAATTGCTGATGGAGGTCGAGGACTAAGAAATGGACACACTTAATTGGAACATTTCTGATATTCTTACGTTACATAAATAAATGTAACAAAAAGAATATTTATGAAAAAGAACCAATTATTTGAAATTTACTTAGTAAGCAATACACAAAACAATAAAGTATACATTGGAGCTACTAGCCAAGGTAGTGCAAAGCGTTTCAAACAACACGTTTGGAAATCGGAAAGTGGCTCCAATTATTCTTTTCATAAAGCAATAAGAGAATTTGGTACAGATGTTTTTGAAGTGAAAACATTAGAATACGTAAACACCATTGATGAAGCAAAAGAAAGAGAAAAGTATTGGATCATTCAATACAGATCTACAAATCCTAAGTATGGATATAATGGTGACTGTGGTGGTGATATAATGTTCCACACAGAAGAGGCAAAGGTCAAAATATCAGCAATACACAAAGGTAAAGATATGTCATCGTACTACAGAGCGGTATTGCAATATAGCAAAGAAGGTGACTTTATTCAAGAATATCCCAGTGTAACTCACGCTTGTGAATTTACTAAGATTAGTAGAGCTTCAATGTTAAGAGCTCTTAATAAGACATTAAAAACACAATCTAAAGTAAATCCATATGTATGGTTTTATAAAGATGAATTTGAAACTGTTCCTACTAAAATAGATACTTCTGATATGTATTGTAACAAAGTGTATGAGAGAAAAGTATCAGAAAACTTTTTAAAAGCAGGAGAAAAACAACGTAGTCGTGATAACATGTTTGCCAATACAATAGTAGAACAATTAGATTTACAAGGTAAAAGAATTGCATTATTCTACAGTATAGCTGAAGCAAGCAGACAAACTGGCGTATCGTTAAGAACCATAAAAGAGCATTGTGCTGGAGTATATCTAAATAATAAAAATATCAAGAATTGCACGTGGCGTAAAATTGAAGATGTTGCTAATTTAACAGCAGAAGATCTAAACGTATTACATACTCAGGAAAATGTCGCAATGAGTAAACGTGCAGGTAACAATACCAGAAAAGTTGCTTTATACAATCAAGATAATGAATTAATAAAAATATTTGATACATTGGAAGATGCATCAAAACTTACAAATGTAGATAGATCTACAGTAGGTAAGCAGTTAAAACGATACGGCATTCGAATAATACCTAATGTAGGATATCTGAAATTTTATAAAGAATAAAATACTATGGATATAATATTAAAATTCGCCCGTACAAACCCATGGGCTGGAATCGCTAAGTATAAGAATTGTAAAGATTATATCAGTACTTACTGGACAAGATCTGGTAATAGATATACTGGTTTAACCCCAGAAGATGCTAGACGTTTGGAGAAAGAAATGGGATATGAAGAAGGACATTTATCTCCACAAAGTGGATTCTGGAAAACATATGCAATCGGTTTAGGCGCAAGAGATAAAGTTTTACATACAGAAAGGCCTGAAGATGAACTTGCATATTTATTTTTAAAAGGACACAAAAGAGTAGCAAATGGAATCAATAATCTTAAGCCTACTCATGATTATGTTCTTGTAAATAAAGAAATTGAAGCTGAAGAAGCTAACAAAAGAAATAAAGCTAAACGTGAGGCATTCTCTGAATTTAATAAGATGTCAATTGAGGAAATGCGCAAATGTTTACGCTTATATGGTCACAAGACTGATAATATCAGTAATGAGCTAGTTGAAAGTAGTTTATTTGATCTCATTGAAAACAATCCTGATAAGTTCTTCTTGATTTGGGTAAACAATAAAGTAAGAGATACTCAATACATTATTGAAGCAGCTATTTCAAAGAATGTAATTCGTAAATCTAAAAATATCTATTACTATGGTACTGATATCATTGGTAGAAGTTTAGAAGATGCTATTGCTTCATTAAATGATAAAAAGAATCAGGATATCAAAATGACTATACTTCAAGAAATTGAATCTAAGTAAAAGTAAACATGACAGTATTAGAAGCACATATAGCATTTAAGATTGAAGCAGATAAAAATGCCGTTAATATTGGTATATCTGGTTGTCCATCTTTCTTACCTGAGGAAATTGATTATTGGTTATACACAGCGTATCTAAGTAAGATAGCTACTAAAGCTACCGGTAATAATACTCTTAGAATACCATTTGAAGGTAATGTAAAAAGAGTAGCAGACTTAGAAGGTTTAGTAAAAACTGATAAAGGATTGTCTTTACTAAGTGAACCTATAAGTAATAGGCTCACTATGAATAATTTCAAATCTAGTATTACTTATGGTGATGATACTCAAGATAAGCGTATGTACTTCTTAGAAGGAATTTTACATTTTGGTAGTAATAAAATAGCTACAGTAAAACTTATTAGTCACGAACAAGCTACTAGATTCTTAGAAACTTATAATAATAAACCTTGGATTGAAGAACCTGTAGCAATACTAGAGGATAATAAGTTAATAGTGTTTATAGATAGGGATCTCATGGTAGGTCCTTACACTATAGATATTACTTATCTGGCATATCCAAGAAAGATTAATAATCAAGATATTACGTCTACTCTAGATGAAATTCCAGAGTATATGCAATATGAAGTAGTTAAACTAGCTGCTGACATGGCAATTGAGAATATTGAATCTCCAAGAACTCAAACACATCCACAGTACGTAGCACAATTATCAGAGTAATATGAGTAGTAAGGAAATGCAAATGGAATTCGAGAGACGGATTCAACTTATTAGTCCAGATCTTATTGTAGATGAGAAACCTAACTCTGATCTTATATTTTCAATACTAAATGAAGCTCAAGATAGGTATGTAATGATGAATTATGTTGGTGATGACCAAATGGAAACTGAAACTAACATACATACTAGAAATACAGACTCTATTAAAAGTTTATTAGTAGAAAAAGAGTTGACAGCAACAGGTACTACTCTTAATGGTTTTACAAGATACAGATTACCATATGTATCTACTGAAGAATATTTCTTATATGTACATTCCTTTAGTAAGGTAAAGGGTACTTATAAACAATATAAAGATTTTGTTAGAGTAGATAATCAACTGGTTAAGTATAGAGATCTTGGTAAGTTTATTAAAACAGCATACAATACTCCTATTATTAGGCAACCTGCTGTTGCATTAGTATCAGATCCTACTACTAAATATAACTATATAGAAGTAGCAGTAGATGCATATACTACATTAGGTAATGTTACATTAACTTACTATAGGAAACCATTAAGATTTAATACTACTGATGGAGCTAGTAAATGTGAACTACCAGAATCAATTCATAGTGAAATTGTAGATTTAGCAGTTAATATGTTTATTACTGAAGGTAAATATAGATTACAAGTAAAACAACCAAATAATCAACAATAATGAAGTATATTGAATTACAAACCGCTTTTGAATTAGAAATAGATCAATTAGACAATAATCTAACAAAACCTACTACTTCAGATATTGAGTATTGGTTAATGGCTGGGTTAGATAAATTTATTAAAACTAGATATTCTGGTATTAATTTCAAGCAAACTGGATTTGAACAAGACCAAAAAAGAATTGATGATCTTCGTACATTAGTTACTAGAAAATCTTATCAATTTACTACATATCCAGAAGAGTATACAGTTACTCTGCCAGATGATTATATGTTTACTGTAGGAGAGACAGCTGTAATATTTAGTTACGATCATTGTTGGCCTGTGGGCCCAAGTGGTCAACCAAGAACTAAAAACACAGATGTGTTAGAAGCTACAGTAGAGAATATAGATAGACAAAGACAAAACACTTTGTCAGAATACAGATTACATGGTAGATCCGCCAGACCATTAAGATTATATGAAGGAAATGAAATTCATTTATATACAGACGGAAATTACAATATAAGAAATTATATTCTCACTTACTTGAGAACTCCTAAAAAGATTAGCCTTACTGATGCACCATTTGATGAGTACACAGATATGCCAGTTGCAACTCACAATGAGATAGTTAAGTTAGCGGTAGAGTTGTATTTGGAAAATAAGGCTAATCCAAGATATCAATCGTATATGAACGAAGTTAGTACAATGGAATGATTATACGAATAGTTTAGTTTGACGAGGAAATCTGAAACACGAAAGTAGAAGAACTAATCAAAATGTTAAGCTAGACGTCTATTTAAGTTTAACAATAAAAAACAATAATTATGTTACAACATGTGAACACAGTACTTATTGGTACTGAAGCACCTGCATCTTATACGACAGCAGATGCATTGACAGAAGGTCAAATTGCATTATTTGATCAAAATAGAGCAATTGTAAAAGATGCAGCTGGTGCTAAAGCTGCTAGTTCATTGTATATCGGTGTTTGCGAAGGCAAAGAAGATGTTTACAATGAAGCAGGTACAAAATCAACTAAGTCAGTTATTCGCTTCTCAATGCCTATCATGAAAGGTTCTAAACCTCACATGGTATTTAGTGAATATGTAGCTGCAGCTGAAGATAAAATTGTAATCACAGCTACTAATGTTACTCCGGAAGTTGGTCATCGTTATGTATTACGTTTAGTGTACAATGACATCTATGAGGCACCTGGGCAATTTACTCATACTTATGAAGTAATTGCAAAGAGTACTAATGCAACTGATTTGATTACAGCTTTCAAAAACAAAATCAACAAACACAAAGAAGCCAGAGTAGTAGCAACTAGTGATGCTGCTGTTCTTACATTGAATGCTAAGGAAATGCCGTACAACGAAGGTATTATGTTAGACTCAAATTATTCTCAGGTTTCTGTGGAAGCATTTATGTGGAAAACTATTCCTTCTGGGTTGTTGAGTAATGTAATGTATCCTATTGCTAATTTAACGATTGCTAAGACTCAAGGTACTCCTGGTAAAGGTAATCCGAAGATTGTTCGTGATCGTGAAAATGCAGCTCTTGGTTACAGAGGTATTACACATCGTGCAAATGGTATCTATCCGTACATTGCTCCTGAGTTAAAAGCCGATTTAAGTGCTACTTACGATACATTGTCTATCGAATGGGATAACAAATATCTTAGTGATGATAATCAATATATCAAAACAACTCCATTAGCTTGTGAATTGTATGTAAATGCTGGTGAACTTAATGAATCTGCATTTATGACAGCTTTAAAAGCTTTTGTAGAAGTTGCTTAATCAAAAAATATAATTCAAACCAAAAAGGGGATTGGGAGTAATATCCCTTTCCCCTTTTATTTTATATACGATTGATATGGAAATGAATGAATCATTGTATTATGCAGAAATAAAACTGCTAACTACGTATTGCCACAACTGCCTAGATAACAAAATGAAGGATAAAATAATGATGTTTCTGTTTAAGAAAACACTTTATGATAATGCTACTACTCTAGGATTAACTGAAGATGCTGAGCAATATTACGATGAGATGTTGAGCTTGTTAGATATGACTACGTGTAATTGTAACATTAATACTAAAACTTGTGAAAATGGATACTGTCAATTATGTAAATAAAGTAGGAAAATTAGTAAATGATTCTACTAAATATAATGTGAAATTGGATAGAGTGTCTATTGAAAACTTAGTATTAATCTCTCATTTTGATGAGCTTGTGAAACAAGTAAATGCAGATAAAAAATTAACATCAGAAGAAAAGACAAAAGTTCTAAAGAAGCTTAATAATTATATAAATTGTCTTAAAAAGAAAATTAATTTTTATCCTGAGAAAAATATTAAACCTGACTGTATTTTAACAGAGACAGAGAAACACATAATCCAAGAGTAATATGAATAAAAAGATATCACAATTTGAACTAACAACTAAACTGCAAGAGCAAGACCTCATTACCCTTGTACAAGATGGTAGTAATAAGAATATTACTAGTGGAAGTTTTACTACATCACTATCAGGTACATTTGCCACTAATGAGAGAGTAGATGCTGTAGAAGAAGATGTTGAGATACTAGATACTAAAGTAAATGATAACTATAAAGATCTTAGTAATAAGATAGTAGAAGGGGATACTAGTGTAACTACTAATCTTAATAGTACTATCACTAGTTACTATGATGTATTGAATAATAAGATCATTACTTTAGATACTAAGCATGACACCGATATGTCAGAGATTGGTGGTACTATGCAAGAGTGGATAGATGATATTGATAATAGATCTACATTACAACAATTACAGGATGCTCTCAATAGACTTACTGTAGCTGAGAATACTATTACAGCATTATCTGAACTTATTGCAAATGGTGGAGGTAGTGGATCTGCTCCAGGCTATCATACCCAAAGTACAGCAACTATATTCCCACTATCTGGTTATTATAAAGGTAGTAGTGCGGCCCCATTAACTACTACAGATACATTAAATCAAGCATTATCTAAACTTGAGAATCAAGTAGAAGCAGTTGCAAGTAGTTCTGGTTCTTTACCTGTAATCAAGTATGGAGAAAGTACTCCTCCTGCAGATAACTTCTTATATACTTCTTTAAAGACTGCAGAAGATTATTTAAATAAGCATGGGGATACTGCAGATGGTAAAATAACAATGTTACAAGGTTTACAAGCAGGAAATACATTTCGTTCTGGTTGGGATGGTGTTGGAGCTAGTTTATATCCATTAGGTTCCAAATGGAATATGGAATTAGACAATCTGTTTGTTAGAGGTAATATGACAATAAACGAACTTACAGTAAATGAGATTAAGGCTGTGGGTGGTGATATTCTAGTTACTGTAGCAGATATGAAATGTATCGAAGTAGAAGAATTAGCAGATTCTTATAAATGCTACTTTGATGATCAAGATGGTACTAAGTATAATCAATTTATAGTTAATGACTTAGCAATATGCCAAAAATTTGATGGTAAAAATGTTAAGAGATATTGGCGTAAAGTAAATGCTACTGGTAGTAATTATATCACGTTGTCTAAAGACGTATGCGAGCCAGGTAGTGGTAAGCCAGAAGCAGATGATGAAATATTACAATTAGGTCATATGTACGAATCTGATCCAGACTACAATTTACAAATGGATGAGAGACGTAACGCAATTTTTATCAGTGCTAAAGGTGATAATGCCCCTAGAATCTCTTACTATAAGAATATTGATACTTTTTCTCTAGCTGATGAGGATGGTGTAGTTCGTGAAAGAGTTGTAATTGGTGGTGATCAAACTAAATTTGTAGGTACAATTTATCAAACTTCTGACACAGGAATCGTTAGAGTACCTGTATATAGAGGTATTTGGGTTTCTGGCAACACTTACTATTATTATGACCAAGTAAGTCACAAAGGTAGTTTATGGATCTGTATGGACCCTAATGGTACTAAAGATGAACCAAATGAGAATGATGATCAATGGCAGAAGCAAGTTTCAAAAGGTGAAGATGGTAAGTCAGGAGATGACAAAGCTAAATGGGTAGAAATTGTAGGCGATCGGTTATTTTTATTTGATACTCCCGATTTCTCAGGAACTCCTACTCCAAGAACTATTCATTTAACTGCAAATGTATATGGGATGGAAAATCCTACATACGAATGGAAAATGCTTAATGCAGAAGGAACCAAATTGTCTGCACAAAGTTCTATAGACTTTCCATATACAGCAATGCCGACAGATTCCCGTACATTAAGTATTCGTTGTACTGTTACAAATTCTGATGGTACTACTTACTATGATGATACCCAATTAGCTAAACTATCTAATGGTGCAGAAGGTCTTGATGCATATTATATTGATTTAAGTAATGGTACGGTTGCGGTACCATTTGATGCAGATGGGGTTACACCATTAGTAGATTTATCTACTATTACTACAGATGTTTACGCATATCATGGTATTAATCCAATTGCTATTAAAAGTATAACATATTCTACTACTTCTGGTGGAGCTACTGTAAGTATAACTGGTTCTAAAGTAACCCTTACTTCAATAAGTCAGAAACAGGCTAGTATAGATTTAAATGTAACATTAGAAGATGGAGTATCTATAGTTAAGACATGGTACGTTAATAAAGTATCTAATGGTGAGAATGGTTTTAATGGAGAAGATGCAGCATATGTATATATGTCTGGAGAACAATTCTTTCACTATAAAACAGGTAAAACTGTTCCCGAAAACACTACAATCACTCTTACTGCAGATTCATTTAATATAATTAATCCATCTTATAAATGGTATTGGGCGATAGCTGGTACATACGATTGGCAATTGTTAGCTAATGAAACAAATAGTACATTAGTAGTTAGTTATAATGGTATCTATTTTACTAGCACAAAAAAAGATGAAATTAGTTTTAAATGTGTAGTATCAGGAGCAGGAGCAGAATTTTCAGATTTCATGACTATTAATAATGTTCGTGATGGTGAAAATGTATATAGAGGTATCCTTACAAATGAAAACACTGGTGTACCAGCAGATTCAGGTGGAGTAGTAACAGATTATTCTACTGCTACTACCACAGCTAGATTGAAGTATGGTTCTCAAGATATTACTGATTTTAAACTTACTACTTCTTTACAAACTGGTACTGGTAGTGTAACTTATACCCAAAGTACACAAACAATCAAGTGTACATCATTGACTTCTGATTCTGCCATGTGGAGGATAGATTTTATATCACCAGCAAGTAGTAATAAGGTAGTAGATAGTGTTGATTTTGTTGTCACTAAATCTAAAGCAGGAGTAAACGGTGATGTAGGCAATAGTCCTATACAAATATTCTGTAATACTTCGAGTGCTAGTAATAAACCTAGTAGACCTACATTTACATATAGACCCTCTTCTGGTGGTGCAACTTCTGGAGGATATATATGGTATCCAGATCCAAAATACAGTTCATCTCAAACTACTTGGATTAGTTCAGGTAATTATGATCCAAATGCTGGAAAAATGGCTTACGATGAAAGTATAGGTGGATACTGGACTGATCCATTACCACATTCTGGTAAAGATGGTGAAAAGGGTGATAAAGGAGATAAAGGGGATAAAGGAAATATTGGAGCACCTGGTTCAGATGGATGGAATGGTCCATCTTTAAGTTATCGTGGAGAATACAGTTCTAGTAAGTATTATGCATGGACAGTTAACCCTGATGTAAGAGATGTCGTTAAATATGGTAGTGTCTATTATATGGTTGCTAATGGAAGAAGAGGTTTATCATCTTTTAAGAATGTAACCCCAGGAAGTAACACATCATATTGGTCTTCATTTGGAGCATCTTTTGAATCTATAGCTACTGGGCTATTGTTTGCGGAAAAAGCTACTATTGCAGGTATGGATTTTTATAACAATTGTATTGCAGCTAGTAGTGGTAGATTTTTCTTAGATGGTAGATATGAATCTGATATGGACAATGGCTGGCCAATTATGTCATTTGGTAACAATGCCGTAACAAATGGAAAACCAAGTTCTACAGCAGCATTAAAGATATTTGGTGGTGGTACACTAACAGTAGGAGATGGTACAGTATCTTCAAATGCTGGTATTACTGGTGTTGATACTGGTAGCGGTTCAATAAGATTTTGGGCAGGAAATAATTTTGATAATAGAGGATCTGCTCCGTTTAGAGTAGCACAATCTGGATATTTATATGCTAGTAATGCCAATATTGCTGGTAATATTACAGCATCTACTGCTAATTTTACAGGAAACGTATCAGTAGGTTCATTAAGTGGATGGAATGTTCCAGGTGTTAAAACTATTTGTCATTATGGTAGTAATTTAAGAGGAACAATTTATTCTCAAGGAGAATGTCAAGTTAGTTCTATAAACAAAGGTAGTACTGGAGAATACATAGTATATCACAATGTTGGTCATACAAATTATGTAGTATTATGGCAAGGGCAAGCACGAACTAATTCTCCTTATTCAGATTCTTCTGGATTTAGAGGAACTGTGGGAGTAACTTCTACATCTTCTAGTTCATTTAAAATGATTTGTGTGGACACAGATAACAATAAACATGATATTGGTGATAAGTATACTGCAATTGATTTAGTAATTTTAGGTTACGCTCAATAATATGGAAGAAAAAATATATTTACTTTGTTCAAGTGGAATGATAGAAGCCCCAGAGGATTGGTATAAAGGATTAAAAGAAAGTGAGTTTGTAGACTCTTACGAAGGATTACTTCAAGGAGGTTACATGCATCCATCTAGTGAACAAATAGAATTTAATTTAGCAAATCCTAATCTAGATTTATATAACGCTTTCTATATGATTCCTAAAGATACAGCTGTGGTCAATGAGGAAATAAGAAAGCATAGAGAGAATTTATATAATACTAGTACAGATAGACTGTATATGGCTTATGTAAAATATAGAGAATTTGGAGAGGAAGAGAAAGCTGCAGCAGCATATCAAGAATGGAGAGAAGCAGTAGAAAAAATAAAACAAGATAATCCATACTCATTATAATATGATTAAGAATAATGTATATTATGAATGGTTCGCAAGTATAACCGTACCCAATCCAGATCAGGTTGGGTACTGGGTTGACTTGGGAGCAGATTCAAAAGGTAGAATAATTAAAGTTTACAATCGTGATATAGAAAAATGGATTGTACTCTTTGATGTAAGTAAAGATGACTATGTACCACCATTCATTGGTTCTAATGGCAACTGGTGGGTAGACAATAGAGATACTGGGGTAAAAGCTACTGCAGAGACTCCATATATAGGTGAGAATGATCATTGGTTTACTTATGATCCTATCAACAAAGTATATGTAGATACAGGTATAGAAGCTCGTGGTCTTAGTGCTTATGATATTGCAGTTAAATTAGGTTTTGAAGGTAGTGAACAAGATTGGATTGATAGTTTAAGCAAAGCATCTGAAGATGCAGCTATTGCTGCACTAGATGCAGCTAACAAAGCAAATGAAGCTGCAGATAAAGTTAATCAAGCTGTAGAAGAAATTGAAGGTATAGTTGACGATACAATAGCTGCTACTGATAAAGCTGAAGAGATTGCTAGTAATCCACCAAAGATCGTAGATGGTGATTGGTGGATCTATGACTATGATACTAAACAATATGTTAATACTGGTATAGCTGCTATTGGTGATGCTTTCACTTACAAGAAGGAATATCCTTCAGTAGAAGCAATGGAAGCTGATTGGGGTACTGCTGATGTAAAGTTAGGTGAGTATGTACTTATTAATACTGGTAATGTAGAAGATCCTGATGATGCTAAGGTTTACTTAAAGACTCAAGAAGGTTGGAAGTTCATTGTTGACTTATCTGGTATGCAAGGTATTCAAGGTTGGTCAGCATACGAAGTAGCAGTACAACACGGTTTCGTAGGTACTGAAGCAGAGTGGGTTCAATCATTAAAACAACCTGCATTAGATGCAGCAGCAGAAGCATTAGAAGCTAAAGCTCAAGTAGAAGCTACTGAACAAGCTGTTAAGGAAGCAGAAGCATTACGTGTTACTGCGGAACAAGGTAGAGTCAATGCTGAAAATACCAGAGTAAGTAATGAAAATACACGTATTTCTAATGAAGACAGTAGGAAAGCAGAAGAGTCTAAAAGGGTAACTGCTGAGAATGAGCGTATTGCTGCAGAGAACTCTAGAAAGTCTGAAGAGGATATTCGTAAAACTAATGAAGCTAATCGTATATCTGCTGAAAGTTCTAGAGCTAGTGCAGAAACATTAAGAGCATCTGCTGAAGTTGAACGCAATACAAATGAACAGAAAAGAATTGAGGAAGAAACAAAGAGAATCAGTTCTGAAGAGGGAAGAGTTGCAGCTGAAACTAAACGTGTAGATAACGAAGATGCTAGAATAGCAGCTGAAACAGCTCGTGATACAGCAGAACAGGAAAGAGTGTCAAATGAAGCCACTAGACAGGCAAATGAGGCGATTAGAGAGACTCAAGAGGCTGCAAGGGAAAAGAATACAGCTGATGCTATAACTGCCGTAAATGAGGCTAAAACAGCTGCACAACAGGCTACTACAAATGCAACTACTGCTACCAATAATGCTAATACTCAGGCTAATAGAGCTAAAGAATATGCAGACAATCCTCCCAAAGTAGGAGATGATGGTTATTGGTATCTTTGGGATGAAGTTAATGATGTATATGTAAATACAGGTTGGCCATCTTCAGGTATCATCTTGAAAGGTAGTCTTGATAGTCCAGAAGATTTAAATGACATTGTAGACCCACAGCTTAGTGATTCTTATATTGTTGGTACAGACTTATACTTTTGGAATGGTACTGAATGGGTTAATATGGGTAGATTTCAAGGACCTCAAGGAGAACCCGGTAAAGATGCTGAACTTAGTAAAGCAGCTATTGAAGCTGTATTAGTAGGTGAAGTAACTACTCATACTCATGATACTAGGTATTATACTAAGGATCAAACTGATGCTAACATAAAGGTAGTAGCAGATGACCTTGCTAACAATTACTATAATAAATCCCAAGTAGACAGTAAATTTACTTCTGTATATATTTTCAAAGGATCTGTAGATACGATTGAAGATTTACCTATTGAAGGTAATGTCATTGGTGATGTATGGAACGTTCGTAAAAATGATACTAACTATGCATGGACAAGTGAAGGTTGGGATGCATTAGGTGGTACTGCTGAATTAGCTTCATTAACATCTAATGGTTTGATGTCTAAAGAAGACTTTGCAAAGTTACAGGATATTGAAGCAGGTGCACAAGTTAATAAGATTGAGACTATTACTAAAAGAGTAGAACTCAATGTTGTTAATAAGAACGTGACTATTCCAGAGGATATTAAGATCTCAGATACTGAACCTACTGAGGAAGAGATCATGTGGTTGGATCCTAGTGAAAACTATGATTTTACATTTGATGGTTATAGTCAAGCACAAGCAGATGAATTATTTGTAAAGAAGGAAGCAGGTAAAGGTTTATCTACTAAAGATTATACAGCTGAGGATAAAAAGAAAGTAACTAATTTAGGTAGTTATGTATCTAATGCTACAGGTGCTACTGCTGATGCTAATGCTGTTGCTATTACTCTGGAAAAGAAAGATCCCACAACAGGTACAGCAGATAGTAGTGCAATAACTATTGACAAAGCTACTACTAGTAAAGCTGGTGTAATGTCTGCTGCTGATAAGACTAAGCTTGATGGGTTGAGTAATTACGATGATTCTACAATTACTCAGGACATTACCAACATAAAAGCAAACAAACTTGAGACAATTGAAGTAACTGGTACAGGTAATGTAATTACTACAGTTACTAAGAATGGTACAAAAATAGCTTTTGCTAAAGGTATCACAGCAATGACACAAGATACTAGTGATGCTAGATATGTGAAAAAGACTGGTGATACTATGAGTGGCAGATTAAACATAAAAACGCCAGCAAGTACAGGCTTTACTTTACGTTTAGCTAAAGAAACTAGTGATACTCCAGAAAATGATGAAATATTTGTTCGTATGGATATTGATGATAACAATAAAGGTTCATTTGGTTATCACAATACTCACGGTACAAGTATGTACAATTATGGATCCTCTAGTAGATTTCACATTGCAAATGATGGAGAATTAAAATACTTAACAAATGGTGTAGACGGAAAAGTATGGCATGCTGGTAATGATGGTTCAGGTAGTGGACTAGATGCTGATTTGCTAGATGGTTATCATGCTGGATATAAAAATGGTAATCTTGCATTATATATTAATTTTCCAAAAATAACTGATTTAATAAGTCAGGGTTTATTAAGATCAGATTATGAGACAGTTGGCTATCCGACAGAGGATTTTTTGATTGCATTATGTAAATGGGCAATAAACAATTATACTGGTGAAACTTCCCATGTATTGCTACAAGGAGAAATTACTCCTGCTGTCTCGGGGTGGTGTGTTTTGGGTCTTTATGCTAATGATGGAAAAGATAACGCAACAGGATTACCAAAATATTGTTCAGGTCAAGTAAACTTAATTAATAAAAGCTCCATATTATTTGGTTCTTATAATGGAACCTGGTATTATAAAACATTAGTAGATACTTCTAATCTAGAAGATACTCTAGCATACTGGTATGAAAACAATGAGAATGCTTCATCCACAACGTGTTTGACAGGTGGTAATAGAAATGTAATTGAATCATTAAGAAGTAAGTTTAAGAGATGTATTGCTAAACCATATGGAGATGATGCTGCATTGATTAGTTACTTAAACGAAACAGATAGTAATAAATGGCCTGATGGTACAGGTGCTACTTACGAAACCGTTAGAAAGGAGAGTTTAATGGTACATTTCCCTAAATACTATCACAAAACTATAGAAAGAAGCCCAGGTATTTGGAGAACATACATATCAGAACAACAAATTGATAATGACTACATTGAGGAACCAGAATTATTATTAGGTACGTTTGAAGGAATAATTCCAGATGAAAATGGAGGAGCGTTGACTAGTACTGGATCTTCTATATCAACAGCATCTAAAACTATGGCACAGTTCGTTGCAGCAGCAAAGGTAAATGGTTCAATGTATGGTATTGGTGATTATAGGTCTCATGCTACTATAGCTAGAATGTTTTGTGCTTACTATAAGACTACTAATATTAGTACAAGCAATAGTGCTATTCCTTGTTCAGGAGGTACTAAGAGATATAACTACGGTTGGACTGGTGGAACAAAGGCTTTAGGTAATAGAGATGGGAAAGCAGCTGTAAATAATGATGCTGGATATTACTCAACTAACTTCTTAGGACTTGAAGACTGCTATTACAGTAAGTGGGAGTTTGTACAAGGAATAAACATTTTAAAAGGTAAATACGTTGTATATGATGGAGGTTCATTCCCAGATAAGGATGTAGCAGAGCTTGAAGCAGCAGGTGCTACTAATATCAGAGTTGTAGGGTATGAACCTAATCCAGCTGCAACAGAAGCATATAATGGATGGACTAAAGCCATAGCTCAAGGTAAATATGGTGATGTAGTTCCTACAGCACATGGTGGATCTGGAACTACTTACTATTCCGATTATAGCTGGTTTAATCCAACAGGAAATGGAATCTTTCTACGGTCGGGTAATTCGGAGCATGGTTCTCGATGCGGGGTCTTCGTGGCTTATGCTAATTCTGTATCCTCGAATTCGTGGACGAGTTTCGGTGCAAGATTAGCCTTTTATGGTAAGATCGTTGTAGTTGATTCAGATACATTTAAGAAAATGCAGGCATAGTCCTGAGTAATATAGATAATTAAATATTAATAACAAGGGCGGGATCTAAAAGAATTACTATGAGATGACTTTATAGTAAGACTGCTGTCACATTATTTCATACTTGAAAAAACAGTCAGGTAATTCAGATAATGGTTCTCAATGCAGAGTCTTCATAGCTAATGCTAATATGGAAACTGTCATAATTTATGGTATCGCTTTACGAGATCTTATAATTTTAAAGATTATAGACAACAATTATTAAGTGATGATGGAATTAAAGAAAGTACAGGGTGATAATATACCTGAAGTAATAGAATACCTAGGAATGAATGAATGGGCAGTTAGATGGGATATTGAAGAAGTTAATTCAGAAGATATACATGGCTATGCCTATTATGAATTAAAATTCGATGAAGAACCAACCTACGATTCGTTCGTAAGTAAAATCATTAGAACAAAGTATAGTGCAGATGAAGAAGCAGCATTAAAATCTAATATGGTTGAACAATTGCTTAGTGGCAGTCAACCTATTACCAGATATGATGAATGGCAATCTTTTCAAACACTTAGAACAGAAGCTAAAACAATTGGCAAACAAATATTTAATATTTAATTATGGTAATTAAAGTAAAATATAATGGAGAATGGGTTAAAATACCATACTTAAGTAGTGATCATGGTCAGGAACTAGTAGAAGAAGCACCTAAAGATGGTGAACAATATGCTAGACAAAATGGTGTATGGTCTGTAGTAAATATACCAGAAGTTGACTTTACTGAGGTATATAATGCTATTGATACTAAAGTTGATAAAGTAGAAGGTAAGGGTTTAAGTACTAATGACTATATTACTGCAGATAAAACTAAAGTTACAAACATCAATGAGGTAATTGAAGCTGCTGCTAAGAATATTACAGCAACAGGTATCTCTATTACTCTGGATAAAAGGAACTTGGTAACCAATGTAGTGGAAAATATAGAATTAAATCTTCCTGCATCTACTACAGCTTTAGCTGGTTTGATGTTGCCTTCAGATAAGACAAAATTGAATGGTATTGCTGCTGGTGCTGAAGTAAATGTTAATGCTGATTGGAATGCTGAATCTGGTGATGCGCAGATATTAAATAAACCAACATTAGCTACAGTTGCTACATCTGGTAGTTACAATGATCTTACTAATAAACCCACCATACCCACTGTGGATGTTAACAAAAAATATGTAGATGATCAATTAGCTACTAAAGCTGATTTAGCGGATTATACGGTATTTGACATCTTCATGAAAGTGGCAAACGGCGATACTCCATCTATATCTCAAGAAGACTATAATACATTACTAGAGAAGGTTCCAAACGGTTTTGTTAATACACTCCCAATTAGAGATAATGGTGAGTATATATCAAGTCTTTTTGGCGGATATAACACCAATGGTGATAATTCTATTTGGTTTTATGCGCAACAAACTATGGGGGTTAATCATTGTTCTATACAAATGTGGATACGTCAGAATTTAGATGTGGAAACTCAGGTTAATAATGATTATTTAATTCCGGTAACTGATGGAATTTCTATACAGGCAAGTGTTACAGATAATTCTACTGATCCTAATGTTAAGGAAGTAATAATACATACTACAGGTGACGGATCAAAAGCTTTAATGAATGATGGCAAGTACCGCAAGCTGCCCGTGTACGGCAGGAACCTGTTGCTGGGATCGGGGAAGGAAGTTAGTAACTCGAATTACAATATCGCTAACTATTGGTTGGCGGAACAGATACCAGAAGGGACGCAGGTCACTGTAACTATATGGGGTGAATTAGGAGAAGGGACAACTGGATTTGCGTTGTTCAATAGTGGAGATGCAGTAGGTGCAGGAAAACCTGTACCTATCATAACACCGACAAACGGAAAAGGAATTGCTACATTCTCTTGGAATTTAGTCAATAATAGTGGAACGACTGCGAATAGTACATTCTTGAATATATTTAGCTATCCTTACGGTAACAAACCAACAAATCCCTCCACCATCCACAAGATCAAGCTCGAGTACGGCGACATCTCCACCGAGTGGACCCCCGCTTGGGAAGATATACCAGATCTAGAAGAAAGATATGCATACGGTGTTGAATGGGATACTGCATCATCTAGTCCTGATGGGGTTAGAGTAGGTAATATGCAATTGCATAGAGAACTACCTATCCAGAGTAAGATGAAAGGAGCCGTTTTGGATAATAAAGGTGGGATAAATAAATATCTTGGAACCAGTTGGAGCGATTCAGACGTTCAACCAGCTTCCGGTGAACCTGAAAATTTTTCAATAATGACAATGATACCTAGACATTGGTATAAATTTTACTTCAATGGTACCAAGTTTAGATGCATGATATCTGCAATCCCATTACCAGGATATAAATACGTGGATGATTTTTTTATAAGTTCATATGAGGCTACAATATACAGAAGCAAAGATCTTCTTATGTCTCGTCTGGGTGTTGATTCAACTTATAATGAATATCGTGGTGGTGACAACACCGCCGAATGGGACGGCACCTACCGTTCCTTACTAGGCCGTCCCGTCACCAACCTAACCAGAGACCAATTCCGGCAAGCTGCAAGAAAACGTGGTAGTGGTTGGGAAATGTACACCTACAACGCCCACAAGACCCTGTTCTGGCTATTCGCCGTCGAATACGCTACATTGAACAGCCAGAAACCTTTCAACGCACAGAAGGACGCTAACGGTTTCGCCCAAGGTGGCCTAGGTCCGGGACCAACGCAAATGACGGATTGGACGAACTTCAATAACAACAATCCCCTTATCCCATGTGGCTATACCAACGAGTTCGGGAGCGGCTCGGGAGAGAAGGCGTATGTTGTGAATAACGCTTCCGACGGTACTCATGCCACGTTGATGGCTAACAGGTACCGTGGTATAGAGAATCCATTCGGACACATATGGAAATACACTGACGGGGTCAATATACAGGTCACCACGGGCGATGCGGGATTATCCATATTATGGACTACCGATGACCCATCGAATTTCAGCGACACATCTTACACAGGCTATAACAAGAAAGGCAGCATCTGCCGTACCAAGGGTGATGTCAAGAAGATGCTCCTAGGTGAGGATGGTGATATTGTAGCTACGGAGATCGGCGGTAGTAGTTCTACCTACT